CCAAACCGATGCAATCACACTTCACCCGCTCGCCGATATTAAAGCCGTTGTGAAATATATTCAGTCCTGCGGATTTTCCTACAAGTTCGAAACAATTGAAATAATAAGTATTAAAACAAGAGAGGGAAGGAAGAGGGGGGGGTGATTAATATATATTATATATACTTTAGTAGTCAATATACCCCATTTAGTCGATTTTATTAAATATCATTAATCCATTTCCGTAATTTTGGAAAAAAAAATAAGTATGAAGCAAAACATCTTTAAGTACAAAGCAATAGGCAATTTTAGTATAAATGAAATGCTATTCACCTCTGGCGATATACTATTTATCGAAAGTAATAATCTTCGTGGTGGTAGGCAGATAAAACAAGTATTCAACTCTGAAAAAAGTTTTGTCGGAACGGTAATAAAAGAAAAGTACGAAAAAATATTGCCTTTAATGGAAATGATAAATGAATAGGTTATTATTAATTAAAAAATAGAAAAATGAAAAAAATTTATCTTCAAGACAGTAGTTTTAAATGGAATGAATTTGATTATGAAAACATATCAGATTTAGAAAAAGAATTAGCAAGTAGTAAAATAAAATTGGGCGACTATTGCAAATTGGGCTACGGTTGCAAATTGGGCAACGGTTGCAAATTGGGCGACTATTGCGAATTGGGCTACGGTTGCGAATTGGGCAACGGTTGCGAATTGGGCGACTATTGCGAATTGGGCTACTATTGCGAATTGGGCAACGGTTGCGAATTGGGCGACTATTGCGAATTGGGCGACTATTGCGAATTGGGCGACTATTGCAAATTGGGCAACGGTTGCGAATTGGGCAACGAGTGCAAATTGGGCAACGGTTGCAAATTGGGCGACTATTGCGAATTGGGCAACGGTTGCGAATTGGGCGACTATTGCGAATTGGGCGACTATTGCGAATTGGGCGACTATTGCGAATTGGGCGACTATTGCAAATTGGGCAACGGTTGCGAATTGGGCTACGGTTGCGAATTGGGCTACGGTTGCAAATTGGGCTACGAGTGCAAATTGGGCAACGAGTGTAATGTAACTAGATATACTGCGATGTTTTCTAACTCCCTTTATAAATACGCATCATCTTCTTTCTTAGACAAAAATGGAGTGGAAAAAATACAACTTGGATTTTTTACGAGAACAAGAAAAGAGTGGGAAGAAGATTTCTGGAATAACCCTTCCGAATTTCCTAACAACGGTAGCGAAGGCTCGGAAGCCAGATTAAGGGCTTTTAAAGTACACTGCTTTTTTCTTGATAGTATAAAAAAATAGGTTATGAAAAATAAAGAAAATAGTCGTTTTTATTACTTACTAAGTATATGTGATTACGAAAAGACTTGTAATATCACTAATGGCAGTTTATTTAATAAACTAGAGCAATTGTCCTTAAAAGATAAGAATTTCGGCGAACTACTTGCTTTAGCCCGGAAGATGAATCTTTTAGAAGATGAATTGGTGATTGAATGGCTTTATTTTAAACACGAAAGGAGAATAGAACGCAGATTTTATAACTCCATGCCTAAAAGGAATCGTAGTGACAACAAAGACCATAAAAGCGGCAGTGGCTTTAGCAATGGAAACGCAAATACAATCAGATACCCAAAAAAATGCAGGAAAACAGCTTGGAAAAGATTTTATAAATTATTCCCCCACCTGAAAAATAAAAAAGTATGACAGAATCAACTAGAAAAAGAAACAAGTATCGCCCACCTAAGAAGCTATCTAAGCCCAACATCCTTTATGATATGGGAATAGGCGATTTGAAAGAAAGAAGATTAAAGGTATTAACATTCCCAGACGGATACGATGCTGCTGATTTTTTAGAAAGACCGACTAAATACATATCTCACTTTGCCGACAGATTAAATGCTTATGCAAAAAATATCGCACCTATCCCTTTAAGTACAGTAACGAATAATTGTACTAATGGGTTTAGTAAAATGGATTGATTACTCTTTTAGGTATATTGCAAACCTAAAAAAGTAAAGAATGAAATGGTTATTAAAATTTAAGAATTGGATTTCAAATGGCACAAATCAATTTATATTGGGAACTATTATTTGTATTGCCATATCAATTTTTATAAACCCAATTGTAAATTATGTGGTTGGCAGATGTTTGATTGATAGTTCATTTTCCCTAAAAGTTAAAAGTAATATGATTGTATTATTATCAATGTTAGCAACGGCAATAAAGTACCTAATGTTTATATGGGGGGCTTATTTATTTTCAATGTGGCGACTTGGAAAAAAGATAAAATTATCAAATAATCTTATAGAAGGATATAGATTAGAAAGTAAAAATGAAATAAATAGCGTAAATGAGATGTTGAAAAAATATTCCGAAATTTCTCTTATAGGGAATAGAATATTTAGGGATATAATTATCCCAAACTTTCTTGAGAATGAACAAATGGAGATTTCTTTTATGAAAGACCTATATAGTATTAATATTAAACCCGATAATTTAAGGACTTATTCTATGCCGGAAGATTTCATAAAGAAATATGAAGTATTTAGTACAAGTACCAAAAATGGATTTTTTTATAACGAATTTAATCAGCAAGAACAAATTATAGATGAAGAAACAAAAGATTAAAATTACTAAATTACTTAACAATTTTAACTCACTGTACCTAGAGGGATAGGTGCGAAAAATATTGATGAAACAAAAAGCTATGCAGTAAGGGTGGCTAAACAAAAACCGCCTAATTTAATAATTTTAGCTTATATTGCAAAATTGTAATTAACTTTGCCAATATAAAAACTAAAAAAATGAAATTTAACAAACATGACTTGTTTATTTACATACCACTAGCAATAGCAGCAGGGTATGGCGGTTATTTAATAATCGGATATTTGAAAGAGAAATCTCAAATCAATCCAACGGAAACACAAAAACCCGCTCCGCAAAAAGTCACTAGCGACAACGTAAAACAACAAGTTCAATCGGCGGCAACAACATTCCCTCTAGTTAAAGGAATGACAAATGATTCGATAAAGCAACTACAGGATATACTAGGTGTTACACCTATATCTGGTTACTTCGGCGATATAACACTATCTGCACTAAAAGAGCAAACGGGTAAAACGCAAATTGATAGTCAGGACGATTTAATTAAAACTATACAAAGTATATTAGCCGCAGATAAGCAAGACCCTCAAAGGGGTAATGTAGCGCAAAATATTGTATCTACTTACAAACAACTTGCATCACAAGCAGCACCAACCGTATTTTCGGGAGGTACACCCGTGGTCAATGGAAACCTTTATTTTTCACAAGATACTACATTGCACTTGCAAGGTCAACCCGCAGTTATGTATATTAAAAAAGGCAAAACGCTAAATCTTAATAACTATGTCCCACAATCGGTTGATTCAGATAATAATTTGGTTTTATATTGCAATAATGGTGATAATCAAGGCACATGGATAGTTGACCCATCAAATATTACCATACAAGGCGCATCTTCTTTAAATCAGGATGCTTTAAATAATTTGTATGCTCAAATTAAAACAGTAGCTTTCCCTGATAATCCCGTTACTGCTTATTCAGTAAGTGATATACCATTTTTACAAGCATGGTATCAAAGTGCTTCAAATCAAGAATCTAGTTTTACTTTTAATGGTTCTAGTTACAGTAGCCTAACGGGTAGTCCTAAAAACTTAGTTACACCAGATGCGGCAAACGCAAACATATTTGGATTCTAAATAATTAACCAATGTCAGATATAAACGTAAACGACTTAACCAATAGCCTACAAAGCACGATAAAAAATATTGATGCTTCCATAAAAATGAATAGGTACGGTATTGGTACTTTAAACGAACTAACCAAACAAAAGTCCATCCTTTCAAATCATATTTCCGACTTGAATAACAAACAAGAAGTGAATGAGGAAGATGAAAAGAACACTACAAGGCTAATCGCAATATCATCAACAAAACTATTTGATGCAAAGCCTTCTAGTAGTAAAGCCAATAATGGGTTGATATTGGGCGTAGTTGGTGTATTTTCAATAGTTGGATTATTTTATTACTTCAAAAATAACGACTAATGGACAACGATAGCGCAAAAAAAGCATTGATATACGTTTTAGTGGGTATCGCCTTTTTTATCCTTTTAAAGCCCAAAAAGCAAAGCGAGCAGCAAATTACATCTATACCATTAAGTGCTGCCAAAAATGCAAGTGGCAGGGTTCATTTGGTTATACCAACTGGTTCTGGCGTTACCATTTACGATGAATCGCAATATGATAATGCAATGACTTGTATAAGGGCTTTTATTGATGCTTACAATGCTGATGAAAGCGAAGCGGTACTTACCGACTTGAACAATGAAATAAAGAACACATACGGATTATATCTGATAAAAACAAAAAAAGATATTACCGTTTACGATTTTAATGATAAAGAAATATTAATAGCCAAGATATGAGTGCAGCAGTAAATAGGATGCTAAGTTTTGCTAAGGTGTACGGCAATGATATGATTAAGGCATTGGATGGCAGCAATATCTATTTTGCCGTTATGCTTGTACAAGCTTGCAATGAAAGTGGTTACGGTACATCTTATGCCGCAACGCATAGGAACAACTTTTTTGGTATTGCAGGGGGTAAAGCAATATTCAAGACACCTTATGATTGCTTTGCCTATTATGTGAAACTATTGGAGACGTATCCTAATTATGTTAACGCCGGGGTATCGAATGCAATAAACCCGTACAACCAAATAAAGGCTATTGCCAATAGTGGTTATTATGATGCCAACACAGATGAAAACTTACCACCTTCGCAATTGCCGCCAAATAAAACATGGACACCTACACAATCAGCCGCTAGGTATTATTCTATCAATAAAGGCTTTTTGGATGGTATTTTATTAAGGCTTCCTATTGGTTTAATCAATTCACAAAATGCAGCCACGGCATCTAACCTTATCGCTTCATCTACAAATGGATAATTTATGACCGACAAACAAAAAAAGATATTGATTTATACGATAGGGGGAATAGTTGCAGTAGCCGGGTTGACTTATGGCATTTGCTCTATAATTATTTGGCATAATTACAAGCAAGTATTGACGGCAGAACAAGCCGACAATACATTATCAACTGCTACTCAAGATGCAGCCCCAATAACGGTGCAATCAACGGATAACACGGCTGATGTATCAACAGGCAGCACAATGGGTGCAGACGACCCTAATTTAACCATAGACACAAGTGGAGGACAATAATAATGGCAGACTACCAAAACAGTATAAATATAGCGTGTGCATTTGCTAAAAAATGGGAGGGGCTGGCTTCCAAAAGTACAGATTCTTTAAAATATTTTAGCAACACATCTTCTTTAGACCCTTCAACTGTAATATATCCCTATAAGGACACTTCCAATGGTTATAGTATCGGTTGGGGTAGCTTCACGGCTAACAATAGCGATGGTTCTAATGATTTAGTTGGCACTACGATTACCAAGTCACAAGCAGATGCTATAATGCTTGCAGAAATGACAGTTAAAGAATCGGACATAAGAAGTCAGATTACAGCCAACTTAAATGATTATCAGTATGCAGCAATATTGGACTATGTTTATAATGCTGGTGAAGGTGCTTTACAATACAATGGATTAATCAATACCATTAATAGTGGTGGCGATGTTCCTACTGCTTTAAAAAGTTGCGCTATTACTATCAATAACGGTTCAAGCGTTTCTAGTGGGCTTGTCAATAGGAGAATAGATGAAGGGTTATTATGGAATGGGAGCGAAGATAGTTTATACTCTATGTATCTTCGTAACGCCGACACTATCAACAATACAGGGTTGGCTTTAATAGGCGTTGGTGCTTTTATATTCATTTACGTTAAATACTTTAAAAACAAATAATTGGCAAGTGTACCTACGATAGTAACAGGAACGTCACCCGTGACAATATCGGGCTTCTCCAGTACGGGAGTGACTTACAACCAAGTGGTTAATCAGTTGGGTACTTATAATTTTAAAGTACACTCGATTGATATTATTGCCAATAACGTTGCGAATCTAATCAGTATGCTTACCACGTTTGCTTTTCAAATAACCGATGCCGATGGCACATTCGACCAAGATAGCAGTTTTACTTTACCGAGCCAATATCAGATAGTAAACCAAGTAAATATGGATTACGGCGACAAAGATATAGTATTAAATAGTAGGACATTCCTAAATGCTTATATCCCTCCTAGTGCAGCTATTAATATCTACATACATACTACGCAATTTTCAAACACCGATTTAATGTAATTTATGGGTAGTCCTTCAACTATAATGCTGACATTGCAGAATAATACGGCTATACCACAGCCTGTATCTGTTTTTAATCCATTGCCACAGCAAGCGGTAGGTGGTAGCGGTAGCGGAAATTCCGTACAGAATAGTTATACTTACAATGTACATAGTGAGATAGCTGATGCGATATTAAATAACTTTCAATATGTGACCGTTATTTATTCTGTAAACGGTGGTGCATATCAAATGGCTACCGTAAACTATGGTAGTGTCATAAATAGTGTTAGTGCTTTAGTTGCCGCATTGAATAGTCTAAACCAAGCCGTATTTTATCAAAGTTCAAACATTAGCCCCAACGAATCTATATCATGTTACTCTGTTGCGCCAAATGGTAATAGCTATTATTATTCATCTATAAGCACGAATGCAAATTATGTGACAAATAGTTTTACGGGAAGTACCACGTTTGGTATTGATGGAAGTATAATTTATAAAACAGGATATTCAAGTAGTGGTATAGGTACAGTCACAAGAATAAATACATCAAATGCTTTTTGGATAAACAACGTACCAAATACAACATCATCACCTTTTAATAGGGCTGGTGTTTCTTCCGCCAATGTGCCAACTCTAGTTGCTAATGGGTTGGGTATATTTAGAAATGTAAATGTAGCAACCGCAAGACAAGTTTATATAGGATTATCCACAAACACATCAACTATATTATATTTGAATAACTCGCCTATTATTACATTTAATAATGAGGGAGTAAGGGTAGCTTCTATAAATGCACAGTTGGGAACGTCCGCAACTAATCCGCTATATCAATTTTGGAACATATATCCAATAAACCTAAATGCCGGAAATAACTACATACTGATAAATACAGTCGGCGTAGCTGCACCAACAACAGCACTTTCTTTTGAGGTTTATGATAACACAGCATCGCAAATAGCGGCTGCCACATCTTATGCAGGATTGAATCTTTTATTCAGCAGTAAGGATTATACAAACAATATGGTATAAAAAAATCCTTACCAAGATTGGCAAGGATTAATCACAAATAAAGATATAATTACACCATATCTAAAACTGCTTTACTGCCCTTACGGCAGCACTATCTAATTGACCTTGTGTAAACTGCTTTCCTGTATTAAAATCTTGAACCCAAACATTACCATTTTCATCTACGCTTGAACTTTGATAAATACTTGTCCATTTATTTTGATGCCAATTCAATTTTGATTTATTAAGGTAGATAATATTCAATTCATCTTTAGATGGTAAATACCACTCATTAGTGCCAGATATGTAAAGCGTAGTCCAATAGGCGGCATAGAAATCACCATCAAAACGTGATTGGTTAAGTATCGCAAGCGTGTTATCCGCTCCCGTACCGTACATTGTGCTTGTTTGTACATTTAGTTTACTTACCGAAAATGGTGCATAAGAAGCTAAATCAACACCACTACTAAGTAAACCATGCTGCCCCGTTGGGTCATTGTATGCTACTAAACCGCCGTTCAAGTACTCGCCTACATGATAAGGTGATGACACTTCCACTTGTTTACTACAACTTGTTAAACCGATGATTGCGATAGTTGCAATCGAGAAAAGAATCTTTTTCATTTTATTAATTTTTTAGTTATGCAGTAATGGTAGCTAATTATGTGCCAAATAATCGGAATCATCCATTAATTGGATTTACCCTATTTTTATAGCGTCTTAAAAGCATTCGTCATTAGTATATCAAACATATTATCATCTTTTCTATTGTTGTATTTAAAAACAGCTTCTGAAACATAATTTGGCAGATACTTTACAGTTAAGGCATAGATGCCTTAAATCCTTATTTCTTTTGGATAAATTAGTAGAACCACAGTAGGCACATTTAATAGTATCTCCAAATCTTATCTTTTCTGCATATTCAATGCAGGATAACTCGGTTGGAAACCTTTCTGTTATTTCTACTAAATTCATTACAGCAAAGTTAGTGTATTTATGTATATTATATATACTTTATCTTCTCTTTTTAAAAATTGCTGTTAAAATATTGGGCAATTCATCTGCTGGATTTCTAATTATATCCTCTATATTACCCATAAAGATAGTCATATATCCCATTTCCCAAAAGAACCTTTCTAATGAATCATTATTAAAATGCCATAAATGCTCGTTTTCTTTGCGATGCTTCCAATTTTTAAACCATTCATCGGAAATGTTATGGCAAAAAGGAACGCTGATATAAACGTAGTCGCAATCCAAGTCTTTAACGATAGTAATATCATCAAAATGCTCCAGCACATCAAAAAAGCAAATAACATCGTAATGCCTATCTGTAATATTATCAACGAACTTAACACCCTCTGGCAATGGGTAATTTGAAATATCGTGACCGTTGCAATCTTTAATACCCATACTGCACAACTTCAAAAAGTCGCCGTTCCCATATCCAACGTCCAATATACTTTTGATTGGCTTTTTAATATTCCCTAATAAATAACCAAGCCTAAGCCCGGACATATATAACCCTTTTTCGGCGTATCCTTCGGAGTTATATGTACTGATATAATCAACATCGTACTTTATTTTATTAGTCGTGTCAATCTGCTTTATTACGCCGTTATGTAATATTTCGTAGTTATCTATCATAGTTAATATATCTTAAATACTTCTGCCCATAATTTACCTATCTTATCCCAAGACAATGTTTTCACAAACTGATAAGCATTGTTAATACGCCTATTAGCTTCCGCCTCATTAATATCAACTATCAATTCGCCTATCTCTTCATAATCACCTTGCCACCTAATGATATTATCTTGTGTAGCGCAAACCTTGTAAACCATATCGTAATAGAAAGAACGTGGGTTTTTCCTAGTGCCTACAAGTTCGCTATAAGCAGTATTATCAGGAACAATAGTTAGCGTTTTAGTCGCAAAACATTCTATCGCAGTCAACCCAAAGCCCTCTCCCAATGAAGTACTGATATACAAATCAATACTATTGTAAATCATATTCAATACGCTATTATCAATCTCCCTAATAGGTTTATCCGGAAAGCCATAATCAACGCCTTCTATTAACCCCTCTTGCGCTAATACCATAGGCAAGTTCCATCCAAATGCTTCAACGGGGTAGCAATGTAAATAAAGGAACATTGGTATATCCAATCCTTTCTCTTTGGCGTATTCCCTAGCACGAAGGAAAGAAAATATTGCAGTAGGAAAATCCTTCCTAAATTGATTACGGTTGATAATGCCTACAATAAACTTATTGGCATTTTCTTTGAAATAGTGTTCCCTAAATTCAGCCACAACCGATTCTTCTTCACGATAAAACATATTTGTGTTTATACCGTGTGATATTATCGAGACGTTACCTTTAAAGGCTGGCTGTATTTTATACAATGAGTTTCTTCCAAATTCCGTGAAAGTGATTAGCTTGTCAAAAAAAAGAAAATCGGCTGTACAAACATTCACTGGTGGTTCACAATCAATGGGAAAATAAAAAACCGATTTGAACTGCTTTTTGTTTTCTTTCTTTAGCTTTTCCCTTATTCGCTTAAACTCTGGTATCATTGGCTGAACAACGCCCATATCTTGCATAATGAATATGCCATCGTAATTATAATCAGCGTTGTATTCCAATAAGTCACAAAACAACTGTTGCCCATATAAACCCCTTTCGTTGTACTTCAAGAAAAAAGGCTTATCTTCTCCATTTTCGTCCTTTATGCTTCTCGGTGCGCCCTCATGCCATACAGCACTCATTACCTTCGTTCCATCGGGTTCTGTATAGATAGAAGTTGATTTGATAGGTTCTTTTATATTGTTCAAATCTTGCTCGGTCATTCCTTCATCAATTAGTTTGAATATCTCATCAGGAACGTAACCAGCCGCCACAATATCTAATTCTATACTATTGCCGTAAGCACTCTTTATGGCTTTCACTATTTCTGTTGACTGTTTGGAAAAGCCCGTATTGACTTTATGACCGTAGTCGAACATACAAAGGATGTGTTTTACTTTATTCATATTAAATGTTATGTAAAGAATGGGTTTTGTAATATTAAACGCACCTATCCATTTTAGTACAATTATTCACCACTGTACTAAAAGGGATAGGTGCGTAATAGAATAGATAGTACTACCATAATTAGCATTCCTACTACTATGCCTTTTAAAAAGTCTGTATTCATAATAAAGCTTTTAATGAAATCGTACATCAAAATGGCAAGTCCGAATTAGCATCTTCGTATGAGATATTACTTACAGGCAAGTGCGACAAATCCTTTTCAGCAGGTGGCATAGGTTGTTGTTTCTGTTGTGCTGGTGCTGATTGTTGTTGACTGTTAACCTTGAATATACTAAAGCATTTAAGCGAATTAAATACATTCTCTTTGCCATCTTTGGTGTAAGAACGTCCTACTATGTCAATGTTGCAATCAACCAAGTCGCCTATTTTGTGGCTATCCAACAACAATGTCTTTTCTCCTTGTGTTTCTAGCGACCATACAGACGGATACTGGTCTTTTACTTCTTCCAACCAGAATACCCTTGTCTTATAATCTTTGTCATTTGCGGTTCTAGTTACCGTTTCTTTAATCTTTTTGATTCTACCTTGTAGCTTTACTGTTGCCATTTTATATTTGTTTTATATTTCTGTAATTAAATCCTATTTGCTTCAATGTGGCTATTATAAACTTCTTATCACCCATTAAATCAATTATTCTTATTTCGCCTAATAACTCCGATGCTACTTTCTTTATCGCTTCCAATTCATCCACAGCCATCACTATTTTACTTTTACAATAGTCAGATTTATTATTGGATATTATGTCATTAAAATAATGCACCTCGAAAGGTATCAAATATCCGCTTTTAAATATATAGTTTACACATCCGAAATCATCCTTAGTATCAAATACCTTGCAAACATCTTTTCTGTTTTTGTATAGATAAGCCTTTATACCAACGTTATTTGATTGTAATAACCCACAACTGCCAATATTCTTTTTACCATTACGATTCCAATACTTGCAGCTATCGCAACGCATTATTAAGCCTTTTATTCTTTATTGAATTTAGGATTAATTTTAGTTGCTGGGTGGCTAAAGTTGTGAGGGTTTTTATCATCCTCTAGTGCCTTAATCCTATGCTCAAATATACTATTCTGCATTATTGCAAAGAACAAGAAAACGACTATCAATACTAATAGTACTGTAATGATAATAAGTAGCGTGTGTGTCATAATTGTTTGTTTTTTGTGTTTTCAATATCTAAGTTCTTCTTAGTTGTAAAGCATTCCTCTACTTCTAATATGTCACCATTAAATCCGCTAATTGCATCTTTAATTAGTTCCACCGTACCTTGCGAATAATCATTTAATAGATAATCGTAAAACTCTTTACTTATTTTATTACTCATAAATGCCTATTTTATATGTGCTATAATTCCGTAAATAATTAAAGTCGATACCGATAGTGCAAATAAAGCATGACCTACAATATTACGCCACTCAAAATCATTATATTTAAAATGCTGGTATAATTCATTTGCAGTAGATATAATTACCGTAAGTAAAACTATCGAGAATATGATTAAATTATCCTTCATTATCTTAAAGACTTTTTTACATCGCTAATTATAGTATCAACACTATTAGTTTCAATATAACCGTACAATAAAATTATTGCAGCCAACTTAATACAATCAAACCAACTTAGTTTACTCATATTGCAATGTAATTTACATCATCAAATATAAAAAAATCAAAACAAGGGTCTTTTGCCGATTCTAAATACAAACAATTATGTTTTCTAGCGTATCCTGCCATCAATACTAAATCACCTGTAAACAAAGAATAAGTTTCTTTTGCGCTTGTCATTACATCAATCCAATGGAATATATCTTTTACTTCAATAAAAGGAACATTTGGCAACGTTGCAGCAAGCCTTTCACGGGGCTTTATTTGATAGTCCACTTTTATATTATTATCCTTAAACCATTGCGCAGCATTTACTGAATTTACGCCGCAATTAGTAGTATTTGAATTAGGGTTGTAAATAATACAATTCCTAAACTCGTCTATCATAAGAGGCTTATAATAAATATCTGGTGCAAGTATTTCATCATTTGCAACACCATAAGCCTCATGTATTAATCCCATTATATTGCGCTGATTCTCTATGTTGTTTCTGAACAGCAAATCAATATTGATATTATCCATTGGCTTAATATCCACTATGCCATCAATATATGGATTAAGCATAATCAATTCGCCTATTCCTTTATTCCTAAAGGGCGTATATGAAGATAAATAAACAGCCTTGTAGCCACTTTCTTTCAATAGTCTAGGCAATTTACTGTAAGCCAAAAAGTCCCCCAATGATTTAGGAGCATAGTCAACATGACCTACATTTATTACTATCGAATATTTGTTCCTATTTATCTTTAATGGCTTCTTTTGAAAAGCTATTGTTGATTCCAATATATTACGCTTAGTATCGTAAATATCGTATAGTTGTTCGTAAGTAATAGTGGTTGATTCGTTGATAAGTAAGGCGGTATTTTCGTTGCCCGTCTTTTCATCTACAAACCTTGCAAAATTGGCAGCATCTTCGGCTATTCTTTTATCAACGAATAAATCACCTTCACAAACAGACCATCCGCCAATAGCGCACTCCTGCTTGTCCATTATACCATACTTGCAATATTCGCAGATTATTTTAGCCATTGTTGCTGTTTTTTAATTCCCTAGCTTTTTCTTTTAATATATATTCGAGATAAGGCTTTAAGCCATCATAATTTCTTTTGATAGCTTCTATTTGTAATTCTTGCTTTACCCACTTAGGTATGTCAATTAATTTCCGTGTAGTCTTTTTTTCTTCGGGGGTTAAACTCATATTATTTCTTTGTTGGGTTAAGTCGGCTTGAACGACTAATAAGAAGCCCAAAACATCCCGTGTTACCAATTACACCATAACCCAATTAATAATTATGCAAATATATATTATATACATCAATTATCAAAATTATTTTTTAATTAACTTATCCCATTGCTGTTTATAAGTCAATTCTACATCTCTAATAGTTCTAGTTTCCAGTTCTTCTAGTTGCGTAGTGTGCCAAGCATTACAAATAGGACAATGATAGTATCTTTTTTCTTTTCTTTTGTCCTGTATTTTGCCTTTGTGCGATTGTAAATAATTCAAGAAACTAGCCGCTTCTTTCTTAGTCATTTTTTGTTTGTTACACTTCATAAATGAATTTCTGATAATTAGCAAATTTAATGTACTTTTGTGAAATATTTTTTGTATGGAAAAGATAATTATACTATTTGTAATAAGTTATTGCTTAATTGCAACAGGCTGTAATTATTATACTATCGATGGATTAAAGAAATCAATAATAAAAAAGCAACCACATTTAATATCAATGTTTCAAACATTAAAGATAGTTTCTTTTATCCCAATATTGAACCTATTTTATTTAGTCTGCATTATTGAAGATACATTAAAAAATAAGCAATGATTTACGTTGTATTGATTTATCTAGCAAGTATATTATTTACGTTCTTTTGGATTGAAAAGAATCGTGAAATATTACTAGAGTTATTGGTAGAAAAATATGGCTACGGTATTTATGACCCAATGATAACCGTGTTGCAAATATTTCCTTACATTCCTATATTAAACACATTGATTATAATTCATGTAACATATTGCTTCATTGAAGAGCAAATAACAAAATAAAAAACAGATGCCAAAAAACTATATAAAAACTAAAGAGGGTATTACTACTGATGGCAGTAAAGGCGGAATATTTATTGGAGATAGGCATAGCGCACCTAGCGGTGGTATTCCCGTAACTGTTGATGGCAAAACTAATATCCTTGTAGAAGATGCTGAACCTATTGTCGTACCCGAAGCCGTTAATAATCCTAAGAAACATTTATTCAATGGTGAGCAACTTACGGCAAAACAAATACTAGACAAGATTAATCGCAAATATGGGGGTGTAAGCATCAAGAAGGAAGGGGGTGTATTAGATAAAGGCGGCAAACTAACAAAAAGCGGTTATAATTCGATTGACGAAATATTAGAATTAGCAGAACCCTTAATTGAAAAAATAGTAAAAGAAAGGATTGAAGCCAAAAAAAAGAAAGGAGAAAGAATATCCGAAAATGAAGAACAATTTATAAGGCTTGATTTAACCTATGATTTGACTAAAGCATTGGGTAATTATCTCGAAAGAGAAGATGAAATAATTGAGCCTTATTTTAAAACAGAAAAGGGTGTAGTTGTTTTATACGCCAATATAAAAAGGGGGGATAAAAAATATTATCTTACTACTCAAATGATTATTGCTGGAGGACACAATATACAAGTAAGACATTACAGATATTTGGTTGATACCAATTTGCCATACAACAAAACTAATTTAGCAGTAAAGAATATTGAAGAAAAAATAAAGACAAAAAAGAAAAACGAAAAGGTTTTAGAGGAAATCTTGTATAATGAGAAAGTAATCGAAAGGTATGATAAAGAAATAGCTGCAAACAAAAAAGAAGTTGAAAGGAGAAAGTTAATATCCGATGCGGATGCTTTTAAGTTGGCAAGAAAAGAAAATTCGCAATTCACCCACGTTTTTGATAGTAGCTATGAGGATAACAAAAAAGAGGGTATGCCCGTTGCTAAAAGACTATCTGAAAGCGAATATAGAGAATACGTTGATAATTTTAAAAAAGAGTTGATAGAAGAGCAAAAAGGAACTGATAAACTAAGTAGGGATATTTCCATTAAGATTAAATATATTTCCGATATTAAGAAGAAAATTGAAAAATTAAAAGGTAAAATGACAGAATTTGAACACGGCGGTACACTCTTAAATGAACCTATCCCCGTTAAATCAGGCAGCGTAATTATTACTCGTGATGCTTCACTTGACAATATCACTAAGCATAATTTTGACGGCAAAAAAATGACTAATACAGAGGTTTTGAGCAAGATTAATAAAGAGGGTGGTGGGGTTGAGTTTAAAGAGGGCGGCACTATACACGATTCGCAAATTAAGAAATCCCTATCGCTACTAAAAGAAACAAACGTTCCTTTCTTGTTTCAATCTGCTAAGGAAAACACTCCCGATGAATTAATTAAATACATTGCCGAACAAGGTCAAGGCTTACACTCAAATGATAAACAAGATTTGTATAATGCTACTTGCAAGATATTTGGTAAGGGCTTGACCGATGCAAGTGTGGAAGCGTATCCGATAAAGTATAAAGACGGAGGTTTACTTCATGCAATAGACCTATCTTTTGATAACTTACAGAAAAATGGTTTGGTGCTTAAAAGCTATGATGAAAAAAGCCTTATAGTTATTGTATATAATAGTGGTGGGCAGGAAATAGGTAAGGGGTTGTATAAGGGCTTATACAACATTAATCTAATCATGGATTATATCTGTCATTCGGGTGATTACGAAGTCGATGGCAAAAAGTATAGACCAGCAGCTTATGCAGATTTAGCGAACCAAATAATAACGGTTTTGGATAATCCTATGCCACGACATAAATCAAATTTTGATATTAATAAGATGGATGAATATAGGAAAGCCAACCACCTTATAATAATGAATCAAAATGAGGTTGTGTATGATAGTAATAAGCCTGATGAGAGGTATAAAGAGGGGGGTGAATTATCAATAAATGAAATTGAAACTATGGAAATACAACCAAACGAAATAGCCGATAGTAAGTTAGGGGAATTAGAAAAAGTAATAGAAACCAAAGAAAACGAAACTACTTTACACGAAATTATAGATGAAAATATCGAGGGAGAGGCTATCGTAGAAATGATAGAGGAACACTTGAAAGAAAACCCTAACTACTACAATGAATTAGAAGTAGAAATAAAACCTGTTTCATCTACCAAAAAAGAAAATAAGCATTACTTTACAGCAGCAGAATTAGGAGTAAGCGAAAGTACTCCAGCAATTACAATAGGCACTATATTTTATTCTGATAGCGGACTAGAAAAGTGGGAGGTGGAATATATAACCGATGATTCTGCTGGGTTGAAACATTTAATTAAAAGCCCCCTAGATACACAGAAAGAAAGCAAGGAATTAACTTTTGAGCAAATAAAACAACTGTTTGACGAAAGGCTTATTCAAATACACAATATAACAAACGATAGGGAATTAGCACTTGCATTGTCATTATTAAAGGCTCACATTAAAGGTGAATCACATCATCACAAAATTTCGAAGTTTAAAGAGGGTGGCGAAGTTGATGCAAAAGAGGCAGCTAAAAAGTTTATGGAATCTTTGAGTGAAGAAGAAAGGGAAAATCTACTAAAGGACTTTGGGGCGGCATTAGAAAACTTGAAAAATACTTACAAGCAAGAAGTAGAAAAGTTAGAAACTGAAAAGTCTAATATCAAAGATAGGATTAACGAAATCAATAAGGAAGAAAAAGGGTTAGCATGGGATTTTAAAACCGAAGAGGGTAAGTTGGCTATACCAAAATATAAGCAATTAGGCGAAGAAAAGCAAGAGCTGTATGCGGATATTAAAAACTTAGAGGTAAAAATAATACACGCTAAGAATGTTGAGAAAGCTGTTTTAAAAGGTGGTACTATTTCAGAATTTACCGACCAAAAAGGAACTATTAATGATAATATCCCTTCTTTATTAAATGTTGATACAAGCGTAATATCATTTGACGAAGAAACCATATTAACAGATGAAATGCCAGCTTATATCCCCTATATTAACGAAGATGTATTTAGGCAAAAGGGTTATTTATTTGATGCGATAAGGATAGCTAAAGATACCTACATAGTAGCGGTAAATGGTTATCAAGAAAAGATTGGGGCAAAAAAAGAATTTATAGGTAGGTCGGTTAATTTAATTGGGGGTCGTGATGCCTACACTTATGAACACGGTTATGTGTTAGTAACATTAGACCAACTTGTATTGCTGCAAGATTACTATTTTACTAAAGCTAAGGCTATCAAGGTAAAAGAAGCTGATGAAAGAAACGAGCGTTCTTTGGCTTATTATAACCAAACTCCCGAATCTGCTAGAGAAAGAATATTAAACCAAAAGGGCTATTACAACTATTTGCCTAAAGAAGTTCAAAAGAAGGTAACTAGAGAACAATTTGAGGCACTAGACTTGGCGGGCAAGGAAGCATTGTACAAGCCATATAAAAGATATAATCCCGAAAGGTTAAAATCACAACTAGATAGTCATAGTATGTGGACTTCTTTTCACTTTATGTACGAAAGATTTTTAGACCCAACGAAGGTTAGAACAGTTAATGAAAGGGGTCAATTTGCAAATAGTGTAGTTTGGGAGTACTGGGTAAAGTTCCGTGAAATGATGGACTTTAAAATAAAGGACATTAAAATTCAGCGTGAAGTAGATAACGAGCAATATAAAAAAGCCCTTGAAACATCTTTTGGGGATATAAATACAAATGATATTCTATTTGCTAAATATGGTATATTGGTTAAAAGGCAAGACGGCAAAATGATTGATGCTATACAAGTCAATCAAATAGAAAACGGATGGATAGCGTTACAGAAAGTATATGGAAACCTTAGCAATATAGCTAGAGCCGATGGAATGAAAATATCCCACACCTCTAATACCAATGTGTTTGCAAGTAAGGCAGTAGGCGTATTTGTGCCTAAGATGAAAACGATAGCCGTTTCTGCTAAACACGGCAATGAAATGTTTGAAAGTATATTTTCACACGAGACAGCCCACTATATAGATAATCACTTAGGTAGATTAAGTGGTAAGCGTTGGGCTACTGATGATTATGAGGGTAAAGCTGGCGTATTGGCATTTACATTTAGAAAGTTGATGAATGTAAAATCTAGTAGTGATTACTATAATTCTACTAAAGAGTGCTTTGCTAGGTGTATGGAACAATACTTTTCTGTTACTACATTTAGTGATGATGCCAAAAATGTTAATAAGCCTTATTTCTTGGATGATAATTATGTAAGCAAAAAGAACTTTGAAGAAACGATTAAACCTTTAGTGGAAGAGTTCTTATCTCAAACGGGTTTTGGTGCTTATGTAGAAGAAAAGAAGATTGAAGTAGTTGAACCAGAGCAAGTAAAAGAAGAAAACATCAACGAACAATCGGATGCTAAATTAGACTTGGCTGAAAATAAGATAGAGGTTGTCGAAGATATTAATAGCGACATCCCCGACTATGTAAAAGAAAAGTTTAAAGACAAACCAACTGACACTAATTTTACCTTCTTGAAACTAAAGGGTAATATGTTGTGGCGTAGGGATAATAGCAATGGTAAGATAATAGAGTACGGATCGGCCCCCAAGTTTCAGTTACCCAATGATAATAAAGAAGAACCGCATAGCTACATAAATAAAGAGATGCTTGAAAACACCTTTAAAACATATAATAGTGCTAGTGAAGCAGAAAAGGCTAAACTATTAAAACAGCTAAAGGAAAGCATGGCAATGTATCCAGAGCAAATAAAGCGTTATGAAGCAATAGAAAATAAAAATTGGGCGGAAGAGGGTAGTTATGTAAGATTGAAAACTAGCTATGAAACAGGCAAAGAGTTCTTGAAAGAAATTGAAAAAGAGAAGCCTAAATTTGAAACGCCTAAAGAGGATTACACAGTATCTATTAATTATTGGATTAATCATTACGATAAGGAATTAAAAAGCGGCAAAATAACTAAAGATAACTTACTTAAAAAAATAAACAGCGAACTTTCCGAACTAAATAAAGTTCCAAAAGATGAAAGGCTTGATAAGTACTTTAAAGCAAAGGCTATTAGCAATGCTTTATTAAAACACTATGAAGTTAAGAAGCCTGTAATTAAAAAGGCTACAACTAAAAGGGTTGCTAAAGTAAAAGAAGTGGATAATTTCAATAAGGGTCGTAGTGAAAAGTCTTTAAAGTCTGATAGTAAAAGAACTGCTTTACCTGCTGGAAAAAGAGTTTCTTCTAGTGGTAATACTTACTATGAAAATAGACCAAATAGAGCCGATGCAAATCCTAAAACAAGATTAAAGAAAGGTGGACAAATCTAAATAAATAAAGTATCATAATAATTAACTAATTTTACAACCAAAATACAAAAAACAAAATGGCAACATCAAAAAGAGTAACTAAAGCCGCTCAACTAAAGGATAGCGTAAGTAAAATACTAGAGAACGCAAAAAAGAAAATAGAAAAGTCAAAAGGTGCAGAACACTTGTTTGAACAAAAAAAAGAAATCGAAAACCAATACAAAGGCAAAATAGCCGAAGAGATTTGGGATATGTGGACGGTTGAGCAAAGGGAACACTTCTTAAAAGACCATACTAACAAGCATCCAGAACAACTAAAGTTTAAAGACTACAAGTATAGCGACCTTTACGATTGGATTAAGAATAGGCTTGATGAACACGTGCATGAAGGTGAATATGAAAAAGGCGGTGAGATAAAAGACTATGTAGTAGTTGCAGAAAAGACTTATGATAACGGTGTTTCATATTGGACTATAATTTCTAAACCTACAACAAAAGAAAAGGCTGAAATAATCAAATCTGAATCCTTTGTTATAGACGGCGAAGTTGCTAAGGTGGTTACTTCTAAAGAAGCTAAAGAACACAAACACGTTGTTGGTAGAGAGTACTTAGAGAAAGGAGGCGAAATGTATGCAAAGGGTGGTGAACTTGTAATTAATGAAACTAGATTAAAAGTGCCATTTAGAAAACAAATAGGTATATATAAAGGAACTGATGGGGATTTTGTTAAAATATACTATCCCGAATTAGGTTTTGAAGAAATGGTTAATTATAGATTAGAAGATATTAAGGTAGTTGACGAACACGAACATGGTGGCGAATTACACCACAACTTAAACGTCTTTGGATATGAAACTAAGCACTTCACCGAAAAGGCTCACAATGAGTTTAAAGAGGCTATTGCTAAGATAGAAGAACAACATCTACACGCTCATTTTGAAAATAAGAAAGAGGCACTACGCAAATGTGCTTTTTACTTAGATAAAATATTCGCTGGGGATAGTAAAAAGGATTTGGTTTACGATATTGAAATGTTCGCTATCAACAACTATCGTAGCGACTTGCATATTTCTTTAGATATTGCGGATAGTCATTTAAAGGAGTTTAAGGAATATAAAGAGGGTGGTTCGCTTTATAAAAGCGGAAGGGTTAAAGAGATAGAGGTTGGTCAAATATTTTATTTACCGAATGGGGAGAAAATAGAAATTGAAAGATTATTTATTGATAATATAGACGAAGATTGGGTCGAATATAAAAGAAATGGAAAATCGAACGAGAATAGTGTAAAACAACTTAAAGGATTCTTAAATAATTTCGGTGCAAAGTTGGTTAATGAAGGTATGTACGAACATGGTGGCGAACTTGACAATAAAGAACTTGTTGCGAATAAGGCTACTGAAATTGCACACCACGCTAAGGAACTGCAAGAAACATTGGAAGGTAGCGAAGATGTTCCTGCTTGGGTAGTTGCTAAGATTGAACGTAGCGCAACTGATATAGCCGATGTAGCGCACTACTTGGAAGGGGAAGAAAAGGAGTTTGGAAAGGGGGGTAAGACGGTTTATAAAGATGAAAAGTATTATGGCATGACGGTTGATGAACTAGAAAGGGCTGCTGATGCTAGAGAGCGTTATGCTTATGATGGAGCAGACCCTGCACAAAAACAATCGTACTTAGATTCTGCAAAACACCATAGAGAACTTGCAATCGAACTTATAAAAGAGCAATCAGATAAAAAGGCTAAAGGCGATCAAACTTTTGCTTCCAAAACCAAAGCAGTTGAGCAAAGGTTAGAGGGTGAATATGTGCCTAGTGAGTATCAAGGTGCTTACGGTAAGAAATACAGCCCTAAAGAAGCTAGAGAAGCAGCACAAAGGATTATCGGGGCGCAAGTAGCTAAAAGTAAGATGGGTAAGGGGGGAGAAATGCTTGATAATATAAGACATAAAGATGGATTTTATTATATTGAAATAAGTAACATAAAGCAAGCATCTTCTTTAAAAACAAAAAAAGCAATAAAATACTTGCTAGAAAAAAAGAATATGCGTAAAAATTCAGATAATATATTATGGGAAATGTCTGAAAATTCGCCAGAGCCTTCAAATAGAAAAAATTTGTTTAAAAAAATATCAGATGCTTTTTATAAAACTAAATTAGATGAAATATTTAATTACGATAAATTAAGCAAACTAAAATAATCAATTAAGAACCCACGAATATGAGTTACAAATTAAAGTACAAAGAAGCATTAAAAGTAGCAGGTATCACAGAAGATGACTTGCTGCCAAAATCTAAGCAAGCGATTAAAGACTTGCTACAACTACAAGCAGTAGCCGAAAGCGAGAATAACGAAGATGCTTGGGCTGCACTAGAAGCATTGGATAGCGACCTATGCAAGAAAATAGCCCGTAATGAATCCTATAAAGCCAATGCTGCTAAGATGCAAGCCGCTAGGAAAAAAAAAGAGGTAGTAGTTATTACTCCAGAGCCTGTTGTAGAAGAAGTAAAGCCAACTCCTCAAATAGTTGAAGAACCCAAAAAAAAAGAAGATGGTGGCAAGGTTGAAGAAAAAGAATCTAGTGCAATAGGATGGATTGCCGGGTTAGGTATTTCTGCAATGGGGTTATTATTTATTGGCAAGTGGCAAAAGTGGTTCTAATATGGCTTACGTTATCCTTCCATACACTTTCCGTGCTGCATCTAAATTAGGCGTTACTGTTAAGCCATCCGCTAATCCATTAAAGAAGATTGATGTATTCGATAAGGAAGGTAAAAAGATATGCTCGGTAGGTGCTATGGGATATTTAGATTACCCATACTACATTAGGCAGCACGGCAAAGACTATGCAGACGATAGGCGTAAGTTATACAAGATAAGGCATAAGAACGATAGGAACGTAAAAGGTAGTGCTGGGTATTATGCAGATAGATTATTGTGGTAGAATTAAAAAGACAACTACTTTCTTAGTTGGCTTTCTTCTTCCATTAACTTTTTTAGTGTGACACTAGGTCGTAATACGAAGTACATCTTGTGCCTGTTATTCACTCCAACACTATCTACTATTCGCCTCATTGTTTCTTTTCTATCTATCCTATCGTGATAATATCTTCTTGCCCTAAATTCATTGTTATAATACCAGTCAATTACACCAGCCATAGATTTATTTTAAGAATACCAAGAAAGGGAATAATAGAACAAATAAGATTCTCACAAAGAATAGGTATATACAATAATCAATGCCACTAATACCTTTACAAGCACACACAATATCAACTAAAGCATCTATTTCTTTAGACTTAACCAACACGGATAAGCTGCCTATAAATAAGTAAAGGCAAATAAATATTACTCCCATTAGTCAATTATTTTGATGTTGCTAAATAGGTGTGAATCCCATTTAAAGTTATCCATAAATGACTTGCTGACAACCGTTTCTTTAATCAATAGGGTACTATTGTATTCTACTTTTTCGCCGATAATTGGTTTACCGTAAAACCACTCTATTATTTTTCTCTTAATCATTTCTATATTTTTCATCTTGCTAAGAATTGTTCGTAAGACTTTCCTTTGTATGCTACTATTACCTCTTTTTGAAGCTTCTTAATCTTATTAGTAACGGAAAAGATATTCTTGCATTTGCCATTGGCAATACTGTTTCTTAGCACCTTAATTTGTGCTTCTTTTTTCTGAATGTTGCACATATCGTTATCATTTTGTTAGAACAAATATATACACTATAAGGGATAAAATGCAATTTCGAACACAATTTACAGAATTTTTTAGTTTTCTTAACATTTTAACTACCTTTGCAAGGTAAACTATAAAAATGGAATTAGCAAAATTCAGCAAAGCTACTGATATAATCATCAAAGTAGGCGCAGTTGTGGCTGGTATATGTGCCATAGGTGCAGGGTACTCATTCTTTCTTAACAATATTTGGATTCCTTCTATAAACATTCAAAACGTAGATTACGATAAAGGAACGGCTACGATGACCTACAAAAATGCTATTTGGCAGAAAGTAACATTGGGTATTTATGGTAGCGATACGTTTATACTTGATGGTTCTTGGGGTATAAAATTTGGAACTACAATAAAGCCCGAAGGCGGTACAAGTTATGATAGTATTGATTTGGTTAAAAACAACATGGTTTATACGACCGTACAAAAAAGGAGTTGATATTTGGTTCAATCACGATTAGTCCTTGCCACGAAAACCTATTGGATTCTGTAAAAGGACAAACATCCCCGTTGTAACGAAACACTTGCAACGGGGTAATTTTAAAATAAAAAAATTATGGATTTAGGAATAAAAAAAGCATGGAGTAATGGTAATGGGGATGCAATAATATTTACCGCAGTTATTGCTTCGATTTTAAGTAACTGTATCCCAACACCCGCAGATGCAATTTTTTTTTGGAGAGAACAAATAGATAAGCAAGAATTGGAAGAGGGTAAAATTACCCCTAAGCAATATTGGATACGTAACAGCTTGGGGTATTACGGTTATACTGCTGGCTGGTATTTATTGGTTTTAGGTATTCTTTGTTCAGTAGGGGGTGATTATAAGAATAAAGCTAGAATAGGTATAGGATTATTAAGTGCTGGTTTAATTGTAGGTGTAATTGCTAAGAATATAGAAAAAGACGAGAAATTGCAACAAGATTTAGCTTCGACATCTGCCAAAACAAACTAATCACTATCTTTGTAAATTAAAAATAAAATCAAAATGCAAAAGAAAACACTAATAGGAACGGCTGTTGGATTAGCTATCACGGGTGCATTTATATATGGCATCTTTTGGGTAGCTAGTAAAGGATGGAACGCAGGAAAATGATAACACTATAAAAACTAAAATAAAATGCCAGAGCCAATAATGCAGCCTGATATGGGCGCACCACAAATACCTACGACACCTGCTATTCAACCTGCTGGGGTAACGGTTGAAGGTGTGACACCACAATATAACCCTACGACAGTTGTAGCAGAAACACCACAAAAAAACCATTTCGAGTTCTTAAAAAACATTGATTGGGTAGAAGCTATTGTAGTAGTTGCAGCCATTACGGGTATCGTTTACGCTGTACATTACTATTCTACACAGATAAAGACACAGAACGGCGTAATTGCTACTTTAACCAATGATATAGCAAACCTACAAACAACGGTGCAGGACTTACAAAAGAAACAGACTAGTGAAAGTACCACTAGTGTAAATTCAAGCGGAAACATAAAGGGATTGTTCTAATAAATTGCGGCGTGGAGAAGTGGTCATCTCGTTAGCCTCATAAGCTAGATACCGCAAGTTCGAACCTTGCCGCCGCTACTAATATTTTTTTCTTTCATGGGGAGGGTTTTTGATTCTACGGGCGGCTATATCTATGGCTGCCCTTTTTTAATTCCTTGCAAATATATATTATATATACAAAATAGAGCCATAATTTACTTATTTTAACATTTCCTTAATAAAATGCACTAAATTTGCGATGTGAATTAAAAACGAAGCATTATGGGTTTATTCCCAAAGGAACTAGATTTGATTAAGTACGGCAACGCAACATTGGAGCAAGATGAATGGCTAAAGCTACCTAGTTACCTTGACAAACTATTTACCCAAATAATAAGCGACCCTGCAAATAAACCACCTACCAATAGTAGTCGTATAACAAGGGCTGAACTGCAAACATTGGTTAACAATACTAAAACAATCTTGCAGAACCATACGGCATTGGATAGGTATAGAAGCCACGATGTAGGATTGGTGGAGTTCTTAAAACAGGGAATCGCAACACAGGATGGCAAATTTGGTATAGATGCCAATAGGCTGAATCAGGTTTTGGATGATGTGCTTTTTGATACGCTAGGATTGATAACTAAACTTAAATACCACTATCAAAGACCTAGACCATATCAAATGGCAGTTTACTACGAAATGAGCGACTTCCATCACCACCAAAGCATAACGATTGATAGCCCTAGTTATCCTAGCGGTCATGCTTATATGGGTGCAATACTAAGTGGCGTAGTTGGTATCTATCATCCAGAGTTATTTGATTGGATGGGCAAGGCGAGTAGGGATTTTAACTATTCGAGGTTATTCATGGGTGTACATTATTTGTCGGACGTAGATAAGGGCGTAGAAGTAGCGGAAATGGTTTTGAATTATCCACCTTTCAAGAAAAAACATAAGCTATAATGGCAAAAGAAGATAAACACTTTAGTGATTTGTTGATTGAAATGAGTAAGACCGTTACGCTTAAAGGCATAAGGGAAACTATAAAGGATTTAAAGAAGCAAAGGGTATCAACGGCTACTGATGAAAAGATAAAAACCATTAAGGATGCTATAATATATGCTTTCAATGATAAAGAATGTTTGGTATCAAAAAGTAATGATGTAAATATGGCTGCAAGGGCTATAATGGCTTATATGCTAAGGTTTGAAAATGTGCCATACAATACAATAGCTATGTCGCTAAATGTAACGACTAAGCAAAGTGTTTACAATATGGTTAAATATTTTAAAAATGCGAACCTTTTCAATCCTAAAGTGCCTAGTGATATAATATTAAAAGAGGGCTACGAAAAAGCAAAACAAAAATTAAACGATAAAAATTATGGAATCAAGTAAACACCCAATGTTAAGTAAAGATGTTGATGTAAAGAATTACGGCGGAATCAATATCGAAATGAGTGAGCAAGAAAAGAATAGTCCTATTCCAGAGCCAGCATTTACACCCCCACCTTTTCAAATGGATGAGGACGAAGATGTAGCCGAACCGCAACAAACTAAGGAAAAGAAACAACAACAGCCTTTTAATGAAGAGTTGGAAGATATGTCTGCTGGCGAAAAGAAAAGACAAGCAGACGCAATGGCAGATATGGCTATCGGAGTTTATTCTTATCTACATAAAGCAGCAGAGGGGCTTTGTAAGATTAATGAAGACAAAGCAAGGGAATCACACTTGAAAGGTGACATTAACCTTAATGCCAAGATAACCTATGATGATGGTACTATTAGGACGGTCGAGCAAGTAATAGTAGAGTATAATAGTGGAACTAGCGATGTCCTTACTGTAAGCCAAGAGTTTAAAGACAATGTAAGACCTTTATTGACAAGGATACTACTAAAGAAAGGAATAGGGCTTACTGACGAAGAAATGTTGGCTTATTACGTTGTTATGGATTTGGTACAAAAAGTGCCTATCGTTATTCAACTTGCCAAGCAGAAAAAAAATATGTATGAAAAGTTGGTAGAGATAAGTAAAAGACCGGTAGGGGCTACGATGCCACCACCACCAACACAACAAGCAACAACGGAACAGCCACAGCAACAACAATCAGTTAATCCTGCACCTTCTCCTTTAGCTGAAAACGAAACGGTCAATGTTAAAAATGACGGAACTGTCGAAACGATACAGATAGAGGAAGAGGATGAGCCAAAAAGAAGGGGTAGAAGACCTAAATCAAAAGAATAGATTATGGTAGATGAAAAGTATATTTACGAATGGGATATTGAAATATTAGAAGGAAAAAAGATAGTCGTTAAAACCAATGAAGATAATTGGAAGGAAGCAATAGCAAAAGCACAGAAAATATCCGATGAATATACAACATCTAAGGGATTACCAAGAAGGTTTGCGATATTTCCACAATATTCTGTGCGTAGAAAAGTAAAAGTAGAATAATATGGCAGAAACCAGACAACCAATGATGCTTGCCGCAGTGGGCAGGAAAGGCGTAGGTAAGACAATAGAGACCATTAAATTCATCTATCAATACATACAAGGCACTAGCACAATGAAGCCTAGAAAAGCATTGATATTCGATGTTAACAATGAATTTAGTAGTTTTAAGTTTCCCGACCCTAAAGCTGGAATGATAACACATTCTATCAAACGCATCGCAATAAAGGATATTCCCAAATTCAGCAATAGCAATATTAGTGAGGTTAGGCGTGTTGCCCCGTATTGGGATAACAACGTTGCAATGACTAATACGGAATATTCAGTTGCACTAGAAAAGATACTATCTTATTACAGGAATGGATTACTGCTACTAGAAGATATAAACAAATACACGTCCGAAAACATGAAAGCCGATTTGATAGGTCGTATCATATCTAATAGGCACATTGGCTTGGATATTGTACTACACTTTCAAGGCGTTGGTAGGGTTCTTACGCCCAAGATATTGTCAAACACTAATCTTATTAGGCTACATAAAACCAATGACGAAGTTTCAAGATATAAGGAACGGGCGGAAGATAAGGTACATATATTAAGCATTGCTGAAAAAATAGTAAATGCAAGATACGAGGACGGCGTTACGAATCATAACGACAATAGATATTTCAGCCTTATAGTTAATAACGATGATAGCAAGATTACAGGCGACTTCACTAAGCAAGAGGCTGAAATGGCGGTAATGGACTATTTATCATCTGACGATGGAAAGCCTATTGTAAGGTATTTTGCCGAAAAAAGAGACTTATCTGGCAAGAAAACAATGTCCATGGAACAAGCCTATATAACTGCTAACAAAAAATTCTTAAAGGATTATTTCTATTTTGAATAATTGCATTATATTTGCAATCGAAAGTTGTAGGAAAGATTTTTTTCATTTTTTCATTTTACCCAATTAGCATTTGTATGTTAGTTGGGTTTTTTATTTTACTTTTATTAGTAAAATATTGCCTATATAAGTAAACCAATCAAATAATACTTGTTAAATAAACCCTATTTATCTTTGTATCGCTGAAATGTTATTTGCGTTTGGATGCGGTAATAAGGTAAGCCTTAACGTACTTGTGTAGTTGAGTGAATTTTTTAAAAACTAAAAAAAAACAAAATTAAAATGAAACACGAACATTTAAAGGAAATCGGTAAAATCGCATTGGTAGCATTAGTAGTTTCTATTGCTTACGACAAAGTTGTTAAGCCAATGATTTTGCAGAAATTCATCAGTGGCTATTAATCTAATCCGCAACGAAAACAAACGCAATTAATTAAAAACAAAAAAACTAAAACAAGATGAAACCATCTAATTATTTACAAGCCGCCGCTAACAGGGGGCAATCTTTCAGCAATTCTGCTGGAAATTACAGGAACTCTATGGGAAGAAACGCTGCTGGTGCTTCTTTGCCTGTTCAAAGAAGTGGTTGGTCAAATGCTGGCGGTACTGCACAAGTAGGCTCTGCTCCAACAAGTTCACCTTTTATAATCACAGTAACCGCTACATCTTCTTTGGCTGCTGCTACAACTATTCAGTTGTTCTTCGCTAATGGTGTATTGAACGGTGCAAGTGGTTTGTTCGTTGCTGGTGCATGGTATCCTTTGGCTACTGCTGCTACTGCTCTTGGTGCAATCACTGTAACAAGTGGTTTAAGTAACGTAACTTACCAACAATTGTTGATTCAATCACAATTGAAACCTTTCACTATTGGTTGTACACAATTGATTGCTCCATCTGGCGCAAACAACACGTTGCAAGTAACGTCTCCAATGACATTTAGTGAACTTTATGCTGACGGTAGTCAAGCGCAAAAGCCGTTGATATTCATCTACGACCAATACCAATACCAAACTACTATCACCACAAGTACTTTAGAGTACACAATTGATGGTAACGGTGGTATATTATTTACACAACAAACAAACCCACAAGCTACTGCTGCTGTAACCAACATCTACTTGTTCCCTAAGACGCAAGTGAGTATTACTGGCGCATTGAACGGTAGTGCTGTTGTACAAAATCAGAGCGCACCTGCTTATCACTAAGCAATAGTTGTTCTATAAAAACCTAAAAGGGAGTAAGGCAAGTATGACCTTGCTCCCTTTTCTTTTAAGGATAAAAATCAAAAAAAAATGGACGTTTTTCAATATGTAGCCGAACATCCAAAAAGCCAACAACAAGCTATAAATCTTTGTCAAGATTACGGTTTAGAACCGCAAGACGAAAGTGAATTAGCAGACGGGCTTTCAAGTATAGTTCAAAATTGCGGCGAAGATGGGTTAAAGGAAGTTATGAAGATACACCCTGATAGGGATATATTGGTAAATTACTATTCGATTCCCCCAAGTGAAGATAGCCAAAGGGTTGCAAATATGTTGGTGTACAAAGGTGTTAATGGCGATACAACTACTTCTACCCAAGATAATACGGGGGGAAACGTTGCATTGCAGACAAATATAATTATCTTTGCATCAGCGGTATTGATAGGCTTTGCAATCATATCATTAAGTAAAAAATAAAAACCAAAAAAATGGATACAGCACACAAAAGAACGGGCAACGTGAATGGAAGCCTTGCTATACAAAGAAAAATGGCTTCTCATCTTAATGCAACGGGAACTGCACTAACCGCACCTACATTAGAAAAAAGTGGATGGTCTCATGGTGGCGGAGTAAATAAAAACGCTAGTGGTGAAACCAAGAAAACAGTAAAAGGAAAGTTCACTAATGCAAGCGGCTCTATGCCAACAAAATCAAGTGGATGGACTAATGCAAGCGGCGTAGGTGCAATAGCATGGAATCCTACGGGAGGTGATAGCGGCACAGGGGCTTATGAAGATAAAAGTGGTCACGTTTACACTTCAAACGGGGATAATACTTATGATGATGGTTCTGGAACAAACTTTAATGCCGATGGAACTTTAGCTAGTGGCAGTTCAAGTAGCGTACTTTCTAATATATTTGGTTTTGCCGAAAAGATAGCACCTAGCTTAATCAACCAACAAACAACATCAACAAATACTACTACACAAGCTAAAATAACGCAATCGAACAATCAAAAGGCGATAGCTAACAATTGGGTAATGCCTGTTACTATTATAGGTAGTTTGATAGCTGCTGGTGTTGCATATCATTATTTCGTATCAAAACATAAATAAAATGAAAAACAAAAACTTGATTATTATTGGTAGCGTTGTTCTTATTGGTGGCGTTGCTGCTTACTATGTTATTTATCAAATGAAGCATACTTTGAATGCCCAAAAGGATTATAAGATAGGCATTAATGGAACTACTTTATATAGCATCAATGGTATTGCCACTGCAACTTTAAAAAATGGTGTAGGATTGGATTCTACGGGAAAGAAAGTAGATATGTTTGTTACTAAAGATGGAATATTTTTCGCCGATGCAAACGGGAATAGGTTAGAAACAGATGGCAGGAACTATCAAACTATTGATGGTAAATTGCACTACATTGACCCGAAAGGAACGGTTTACGACCCAAATGATTCTGGCGAGAATGACAATCCAAATGCTTAAAATTTAAAACATAAATAAAGATGAAGATGAAGAATAAACAATTAATTATTACAGTCGGCGTTTTGGCAGCTATTATAGTAGCTTCTTATATTGCTTACACGGTATTGAAAGGCGGAACATCTGCAAGTGCAAATTCGCCACATAAAACACAAGTTGCGGCAACGGCTAAACAAGTTGCACAAGCTAAGATTGCGGCACAGCAAAACCCAAATGATGCAGTTTCACAAAAAGCATACTTGGATTTAGGCAAGTCTTTGGTAAGCGCATTAATTACTACCAATAAAGTAGCAGCACCTGCAATAAAACCTGATGGAACGCCTATTACAACAGTTGATTCGAATGGTAGTTATATAGAAAATAGCGACCCTTCAACTTTGTACGATGCCAATGGTAACGTTATAGGAAACCTTGACCCCAATGATGGTATGTTTGTTAGTCCTAATGGTGTAGTAATAGCGGCTCAAGATGGTAGCCCTGTTACCAACTATAACGATGCGAACGGAACCTATACCGATAATACTGGGCAAGCATACACTATGGATGGAACGGCTATCAACTTAAATTCAGATGGTAGTTATACAGAAGTAGGAGATAGCACGGTTTACGATGTTAATGGGAATGCTGTTGATACAACTGCAACTTCTGACAATACCGATTATAGCAATATAGATAATTCGGGCGATTACGCTTCTGCGATTGGCATAAGGTATAAATAAGTGAATCAAAAAAAATAAATAATGTTAAAAGAAACTACCCAGCAACGGATTGAAGAAAGTATTATTAGGTCTTTTGAGTTAGATAACGAAATAGTCAATTTTTACGACCCAAGTGCAGTAGATATAAAGAAGGAAGAAATTCCTGCTGATATTGTGCGAAAGTTGCAAGGATATGACAAAATACCAAGTATGAAATTAAAGTATTTTGATTTTATATTGGATGATAAGTTTTGTGGTTATGTGGCTATCAATGAAGAAAGAAAGTTGTTGGTAAGTTTTGGACTAAGAGTAAGGGATAGCAAAACAAAGGATTCTTTCTTTAGCCATATAAGAAAGTTGTTAGGTGGCGAGTTTTCTTGTATGCTGCACCAAGTAAATCAAAGGGCGGTTAAATGGTTAGTAAAAAGTGGGATGGTTATTGAAAAAGATAATTTTGAGTTTGATGGACACCCATACACGATATTAAGATATAAGAGTAAATTTTTAATTTAAAGATTATGCCAGTAACAGCTACGGCGGTAAGTTCGGGAATACAGGCGGGTGCTAGTGTATTAGATACAACCATAAGCGGTTTATTTCAGTCTGGTGTCACTAATGCACAGAAGAACCTAATCAATGCTCAAAAGGACAAGATAAATCAGGATACTAGGCTTGATTTATTAAGCAACGACCAAAAGCAACAATTAGCCGAGCAAATGGCGCAAGCCCAAACTGATGCTGATAGGGAAAAGTTAATCGAGGATGCTATTTCGGCATCGCAAGTGGCTTCTATAAATGCAATTGCAACGATAGAGGCTGCGAAAGCGCAAAGTGGTTCACAGACTACATTATTCATAATTGGTGGTTTTACTATAATTGCTATTATTGGTGTCGTATTTTTATTAAAACAAAAAGATTAGTATGGATATTAGTTTATTTAATATATTGCAATACGGAAGCTATAACTCTAAACCCGATGGAGAACAAATAACATGGTCGCAAGACCCTATGACTGCGACATTGTGGACTACGGATGAAAAAATATTATTGGCTAAATTTAATATAGTAGGCATTGACCTTAAAAGTATGCTTCAAAAATATTTCAATGTAAGTATTATTTCTAAGGCAGCACAAAGTACACGCAATGGTGTAATACCAGCAAAGGATTATTTTACTATCGATATTGGTAGTTATTTTGCTACATTAAATAACGTTAAGCAATATTTATTTCCTTCGTTAAATACTAATGTAACGGATGCTTTAAATAAGATATTGATAGGCGAGGGTGTTATAAAAACACAACCCGTTGTTGTCAATAATCCTACTATACAGCAAGTTGTTAGCACTACGCCTATTACTACACAGTCGCAACCGGTTGTCAATAATCCTATTAATACAAGCACGGGAAATACTGCTACAAGTAACCCTACACCAGCATCGAGTACTAGCAGCAATCCTTTTGGCAGTTTTACATTTACGCCACCAACGCAAAGTGCTACTACGCCAAATGTTCCTACTACATCTACTACTAAAGATTATACGATGTATTATATAGGCGGTGGAGTATTAGTGTTAATAGTAATTGGAACATTATTTTTAACCCATAAAAAAAATTAGTATGAGTGCCAATAACCAACTAGATAATTTAATTGGCGTTGCATCTAGCCAATCTACCAATCAGCAACAGATTATATCAATAGTACAATCTTACGCTGGCGGGATGGGTCAACAACCTATGCAACTTGCATTGTTTTCTTTGCCCAATTCTAAGCAAGCAATAGATGATGCCGTTTCAATAATGGGCTTGCCTCCTTACAGTACAAATGGGGGTAGGGATTGGGCTAATGGGATGCTTAATTTTTACGGATTGGTTAAATACCTAAAGACATATCCATTGCCTACAAATTCAACTAACTGTACGCAAGCTAAAACCGCATCTTTAGCATTAGATGCAGAATTGACAAGTATAGATAAAAATAGGGCTATTGGTGGTACTGATGATAATTATAATAGGGCTTATACGCAAGCGGTAAATACTATCAAGCAATATTACGATGGTTGGTATTCGACTAATAATTGCGACCTTGTTATAAGTCAACAAGCAAGCGAATTTACACAGAACCTATCAAATAAAAGTACACAACAAAATGCTGCTATGGTTATACAAGATACTACACCAGCATCGACTTCTAATAATACTTTAATTTATGGTATTATGGGAGCGGTTGCGTTGGTAATAGTAGTGCTTGTTGTAATAAAAACACTTAAAAAAGATTAGTTATGACAACAATAACGGCTACAACATCTACGGGAATATTTGATATGAACTCTACCTTAAACGAGGGTACGTTGATAGGTGGTGGTATAGGTGCTGTAACAGGATTGGTATTAGGCAGAAAATACGGTGGTACTTTATGGTTTACCACATTGGCTGGTTTTGTAGTCGGTTCTTTCATTACTAGGGTAGCTATTTCTTACACTTCAAATAGTTAGTTATGAATATCATACAAGGCATAGAAAGTAAGGATAAGGCAAGTATAATACTATCAACTAGCGTATTTGCGGGGGTTATGTTTGGCGTTTGGAGAAGGCAAGGATTATTAATGACAGCTTTATATGGTGCAGGATTTGGGTTGGGTGGTTTAGTTATAAATAATTTATTCAATATTAAATAAAAGACATGAAGTACCGTGCGGTAAATAATGATGAGATAGGTTATAATAATGGTATAGAAACTATATTCCCGAAAATTATAAATACTATTCCTACTATTCCTACTATTCCTACTATAGAAAATCCTGCTTCTGTAATACAAAGCCCAGTTAATGTACAGAGTGTTGCAAATGGCATGGTTGATATTAACAAATTAGTGTCAACACAACCAATTGTTGTTGTTAATACGCCTGTAAGCACTACTTCTACAAGTAACATTGCTACTACGCAAGCCGTTAGTACTACTCCCTCAAGTAATACACCTGTGCCAACTACTACTGATTATACGATGTATTATATAGGCGGTGGAATAGCATTAGCAATAATTGCATTCATAATTATAAAGAAAAAGGATTAATATGGAAAATGTTAGCGTAAACAAGCAATTTAAGGAGTATAAAAATAGTGGTGGCACTATGAGTTTCAAGGAGTTCGTTGATAAGTACAATAGAAAGAAAAATGCTATTGGAAACAGCGAAATGGAAGATATGTTTAAAAACGCTATTGGAGAAAATGCTATGGATATGTTCGGTCAAGCACCAATAGTAAAGATACCAGAGGTTAAGCCAATGGAAAAGAAAAAAGTAGGTAAGTTTAAAAATGATATGGGCGGCACATCAACAGGCGTGGATGATTCCAATATGACATTGGGAATAAATAACTATGTCATTATAGGAACTGTTGTTGTAATCGCTGGCGCAATAGCATTGAATTATTATTTAAAAAATAAAAAATAAGATATATGCCTAGTATTCAACAAGAAAACATTAGCAGTATTGAGTTTTACGGGTTTTATATTGGAATTGCATCAATACCATTTATAACTTATTTTGTTTCGAAAGAAAATAAATTAAGAAACGCTTTATTTGTTGGGGGAACATTATTAATATTGGGTGGAATAGCATTATCTCAAATAAAATAAAGTTAAGTAACTAATAAAAAACAAAACAATGGCAGAGGGTAACAACAAAATAACGAATATACTTTTAGGTGCTGCAATAGTAGGATTAGGGTATGTCATTTATCAAACATACCCTAATGAGATAACGGCTAATGCTGAAAACATAAAGAATAAAGTAAAGGGATTGTTCAAAAAGAAACAACCTAATACAGATAGTACCAATACTACAACAACCGATGCCACTACTGCACAAGCGGCTAACAGTAGCGATTCTCACGAAGAAAATTGTAACTGCCCAATGTGTACGGGTGAACCACAAGAGATTGACATATTCGTGCAAGAAGACACTTGGAACGATTTGCCACAGCAATTAGGCATTGATGTTATTCAGCATTACGATATTGAAGTAACTCAAATGAACCAACAAGCTATAAACAATATCACAGGAAATCAACCAACAAGGGCATAATGGCATTAATCGAACTAAATACAAATTACGACCCATTAATATATCAAGTTAGTGTAACAACTACCTCGATGCAACCAATAAGGGTAATTGCTTACGATGCGAAGCAAACGACTACTGTATTTACCGATAGGCAAAAGAATGTAAACGGTGACTATTCATTTTATGTAAGGATGCCGCAATGTGGCTCAAAAACGCAAATAATTGTTTATAATGAAAACGTTGGCGTTGTTACCGTTGATAATACTTTCAAGATAACCAAGCAACAAAAAGTACCATTCGAAAGTAATATTGTCACACTTTCGGATATGACAATAGATGAACGGTCTTTTGTTAGGTTCGCTCAAAGATTCGCTTATAATGCTAGTGTTTCAAATACTGGTGTTTACAAAAGCGATGATGGTAAATTTACAATTGAATTATTGGATAATATTGTTGATGAAAAAAACCAAATAATACCCACTTCTTTTAGGATTCTGATAGATGGTGTTGATGAAGGGGGCAACTTTGTTAAAGGCGGCAAGATACAAGCATCTAAGAATATGATAAAGAACTATACCGTTCCTATCATATTCTTTTTACTGATGCACGAATATAGCCACTACCACTTAAACAATGATGTTGATAACGAGTTAGAGGCTGACTTGAACGCTTTGAATGTTTATTTGAGTATGGGTTATCCTTACATAGATGCTATTTGGGCGTTGGCTATTACTTTTCAAAGAAACCAAACAGACGAAAATGCGGAAAGATGGGAGCAATGCAACAAATATATAGACAACTATTTTGAAGAATACAGCAACTATAAGGATTAATACTTTAATTTGCATTAATATAAAGACTAAATGACAAGTAAAGAACATAAAATATTAATTGGGGCTTCATTGGCATTGATTGTTCTTGGTATTTATATAAATAGCAAGAAAAAGCCTACTAGCACTTTAGGAACTTCTTTTGCTAATCCTAAATCAACTGTAAATAAAGATGGTTCACCAAAAAAGCAGATAATAAACAATGACGGTGTTCCGTCTAATATTGTTGATGCTGCTGGGGATTATATAGAAATAAGCGATAATAGTACTTTATATGATGCGAATGGGAATGTAAGGGGGAATATCAATCCTGCTTATGGAATGTTTGTTGATAGTCAAGGGAATATCATTGCGGCAAGTGATGGAACGCCTGTTGTATTTAACATAAGCAATAATACATACACAGAACCAGATGGAACTGTTTACAATATTGATGGTAGCGTAAACACACCTTCTACTAATAGCAAAAATTGGTGGGATAGTTTTAAGGGTTCACTAAAAAATATTTTCTAATGGCTGATAAAAATAGTAATAACGGCGTTTATTGGTTTATAGGCATTAGCGTTGTTGGCATTGGTGGCTATATCCTTATTAAGAAGTGGTATGATGATAATGTAAACAATAATCCTGCGGTAAAAACATATAATTGGTTCACGGATATTTTCTCATAAAATTAAACATATGGAACAAAATAATTTTTTTCAAAAGTTTACATCTTTGTACACCGATAAATCAATCAATGGATGGGTTAGAGGATTTATGTTTGTAGGTACTGGCATAGTTGTTTATTCATTGGGTAAATTTGCTTACAATAAAATATTTCCTTCTGCTGCTGCACAAGCTGCGGCTGCTGCACAAGCTAACTTGGATAGTGAAATAGCTACTGATAAAGCTAACAATGTTACTCAAACATTTCCTACAAGTAATTATGATGATTTTGCAAATACTATTTATAATTCATTGAATGTAATAACGGGCGACCAATATAGTAACGCTACAACAATTTTAAAGCAAATGCAAACTAATCTTGACGTAGAATTATTAAAAAAATCATTTGGCACAAGACCAGCACATACCAAAGTACAAACAATATGGGAAAGCCCGATGGACTTATTCTCATTTGTGAATAGTGCATTCGATGCTAGGTGGTTTGGTTTGTGGAATCAAGATAAAAATGATGTTAATAGCGATTGGCAATCTAAAGGTATAACTTATCAATTATAAAAATGTCTTTACTAAAACCGATATTGATTGTAGGGGCTGTTGGTGCTGTTGCGTATGCAATATATAATTACACCAAGATAGAGACTGATTTATTGGAAAATTCTAATTATACAATTACGGATATTTCAATTCAGTCAATAACAACAACTGCATTATCATTAAACGTAAATCTGCAACTTCAAAACAGTTCGGCTATAAACGTTAATATACAAAGTCTATACCTTGATATTTATGTCAATGGTACAGACGTTGGTTATGTGATGCAAACGATGCAGACCAATATTGCACCATTGGGAACGGTTACAATACCATTAACGGCAACGGTAAATTTATCTAGTTCTTTAAATATTTTGACAAGTCAATTAGGAAGTATATTAGGAGGCAATGCTCGCATTGACATTAAAGCAGTTGGAACAGTATCGGTTAATAGTGGATTTATCAATATAACCGTGCCCGTTTCAATAGAAAAAACGCTAAATATATAGTTTTAACAAATATTTAGTTATATTTGTGGCGAATTAAAAACAATCGAATGGATACAAGTCAAATATCTAGTACAATGGTTGGTATATTAAAAAGATACGCTACCAAGTACAATACCAATAAAGAAAATATACAAGTTCTTCTACATCTCAAAAAAGACGTTCAAGTTGAATTTAATGTTCATAAAGATTATTGCGAAATAGAAGAACAAAGTGTAGAAGAAATATTGGGTATTAAAAAAATACTGGGTAACTACATGGATGTTTTTAATTTAAGGCAAGTAGTTCCAACACATATAGCTTGTTCGCTAATTGTGCAAGGTAACGAGTTAAGCATACCGCCGATAGAATTAAATGCAATGGTTTGTCATAACAAAAAAGAAGGCGATAAAGAGGGTGTAAGGATAGCATTATATAAACAAAAAGAGTATTTAAAAGAAGTGCCACTAAAAGATATGTTTTCGGAAGAGAATATACAAAAAGTAATGGCACTACAACAAAACAAATAAAATGGCGGCAGCATATACCACTACACTAACATATCCTGATTTCATCACAATACAGGCAACTGATAATGTGCTTGAGTTAAGTATTTTTGTTCTTAGTGGTAGTGTTAATCTATTGGGTGGTGGTGCATTTCAAGGCAATAATTCTACAACTGCTTCTATTCCAACAGGTGCTAGTCAAACATTCGTTAACTCGGCTGCTTCACCACTAGAGGGATTGAAAATAACTCCTGCCGCTAGTGGTGCTTCGGCTTCTATTGTCATAACAAGATAAATTCTATGAAATGGCAGCAGGAAAATACGGTATTGGCTTTAGCGGTTCGGGGGGTGGAAGTGCCGGTAGTTCAAGTTGTTGGCAGCAGCTGCAAGAATTTGAGGTAGGTCAAGCTGGTAGCCCAATGGTTGACGGGCAAAGTGTTTATACAAACAGTTCTTTAACAAGCGCAACAAATGTAAGGGTATATGTAAGTGGTATAGTATTGCCAAACTTTGCATTAAGTACGGGTGGTAGATATGTTATTTATACGGCAGGGCAAAATAACCTTACAATATATGGCGGTGTTAACAATCAAGAATATATCATTATAGACTATGCGAAATAATTTAAACATAAGAATACTTTTTGCAATATTATTAGTAATATCAATGCTTGGCGTTTCTTACGGTCAAGCCGGCTCTGTACAACCTACTGCAACGCAAACCAATATGACATCCAAATATTATAATTACTTAGGTTATGTTGGTGTCGATAGTGGGTTATTTATTCCATCCCGTGATACTATTTTTACTCCTAAAAATAAATATGCCGCAATAACTAGGCGACCTCAAGACCAATATATATACTACTATGATAGTACAAGTTCTAAATGGAAAATATTGGGTTCTGCTTTAAATGCTTATGTCAATGGTGGCAATAGTTTCGGTTCGGCAGCAACAATAGGATTAAATGATAGTTTCCCTCTTACATTTAAAGACCATAATTTCAATTTCTTTTATCTAAATCCTACAACGGATTTAGTTACGGGGCAAGGGTGGACGGCAGGGGGATATAATATTTCGTCAGACGCAATTTCCGCACAACATAGATTATATATACCCAATGATACTGCGCATGGCAATTATTCTTGTATAGGATGTTCAGCAATATCTTCAATCGGCGGGTTGCCTTATTATACGAATTCTGAACCAATTTGGCTAAGAATGGCTTTATATAGTGATATACCTTCTGTGACGGGGTTTGTTCCCTATACGGGGGCTACTTCAAATGTGAACTTAGGGGCTTATAATTTAACTGCTACTGCAATAACAAGCGCAAAAGGGTTACTAGATACAACGGCGGCTAATGGTGTTGTTACCCCCACCCAACTATCCCTAAAACTAAACAAATCCAACTTTATAGACAGCCTTAATGGAAGGAATGCAACACTATTGGGAAATACGACAACAGGAAGTGGAAGCACAATAGTATTAAGCGGTAGTCCTACTTTAACCTTACCTAATATAGCGGCGGTAAATGTTTCGGGTGGGATTTTGTCATTTCCAACGGGGGCAAGTGGTACGGTGGCATTAAGGGGGGATACTACTACTTACTTCTACCCTTATTCGAGTAATCCTAAGAATTTTATAGGATTAACATCATTATCCGCTACTAGAAACGTTAGTAGTGGTAGTATATTTACCTATAATTCATCAACAGGGGCTTATAACTTTGATACAACTAAACTTGCACCTACATTGACAGCTAACGCTCCACTAAGTATAGTAAGCAATGTTATTAAGGCAGATACCACTACAAGATTTACAGGATTGGCGACATTGGGTAAGACTTATAATGATAGTTTGACATTGGCTGCTGCAATTGCGGCTAAATCATTAAATATCGGATACGATATCCTAACGGATAGCTCTACTATTACTTGGAATGTTGCTAGCAATCAATTTAGGTCAGCAACGGTAACACTTGCAGGAACGGGCAGGACATTGACTATTACAAACCCTGTTACCAATGGTTTTTATACACTAAAAGTAAAGCAAGACGGTACAGGAAACAGAACTATAACAACATTTCCTTCTACTACATATTGGAGTTATGGAAGCGCACCACCCGTTACATTGACAGGCGAAGCGGCTAACCAAGTGGATATTATCTGTTTTTGGTACACGGGGAGTTCAACTTATTATGGCACGTTCCATATAAACTTTAAATAAGCATGAGGTTATTTGTTTACATATTGTTACTTGTTTCTTTTTCGGCTAAGGCTCAACCGTCCGCTTTTTATAACAACCTATCACAAGACCAGATTGTTACGGCAGGGTTAGTGCTTTATTTAGATGCAAATAAAACAGCTAGTTATAATGGTAGCGGAAATTGGAATAATCTAACGGGAGGTACTAATACAAGTCTAGTCAATTCCCCAACATTTACTCATAGTGCCAGTAATGGTGCATATTTTAGTTTTACAAATAGTGCAACAAGTTATGCCAATACCAATTCTTCTTTTAGTTCTACACTATCGGGTAGTTTTACCTTTTGTGCAGAAGTAAAGGTGGGGACACTTTATTCAGATAATGACATAATGGGGATATATAATACCGTTGGGGCAGTTTCTCCCAATTACGGACGTGTTGCGGTATTGGATGCTACTGCTTCTTATCTGCAATCCATATTTTTCAGCACTACGAATAATGTATATTATCAAGGTGGAACTTACGCTAGTGGATGGCATTATATAGCATGGACAGTAAACGAGTCAACGAATACACTGGTATTTTATCTTGACGGAGTAGCAGTTAGCACTAAGACATTTACTGGTACAATTGCGTCAACAGATTCAAATATTTACATAGGTTACTATCCTATAAATGGGGATACTTGGGATTGGAGTTGTGCTAATGTTCAAATTTATAATAGGGCTTTATCCGCAACAGAGGTAGCACAGAATTACAACGCATTTCATTATCAATATTCACATTAAAAATACAACTATGAAGAAGATTTTATTAGGGTTGTTTGTTTTGGTTAGTTTGGGTTTGAAGGCTCAAACGATAGATACCAGCATACACGAGTATAGTGCGGCTAAGATAGCCAAAGTAGTTTATCAGCACGATTTCCCAGTTAATACAGACACTTTGCAATGGGTAGGATTCACAAGTTATACCTATCACTCAATAGATAGTAGTTGCACCGTTAATTACGTTCTTAGGGCAACAGACGGGCGCAATGTCATTCGTAATACGTTGGTAATCACAGCGGAACAATACAGGGCTTGGGATGGAACGGATTCGGCACTTATAGCCCTTATAGGAAACTTCTTACGGCTAACTTTTTTATAATCAATTAAACAATATCTAAAAGGAAATGATACACCATATCAAAGAAACAGCAGACGGGTTTATAACACTATTGGGGGCAATAGGGTTCTTTACAATTTCCGCAAACACAGCGGATTGGACTATGAAGATAATATCATTCATATTGGGTAGTACCGTTTCCGTATTGGCTGGGATTTATTATTATAAGGCTATAAAAAAGGATAGTAAAAGTAAGGGGAAACTTGAAAAGTTATAACTAAATGAAACAATCCCTATCCATATTGCTATCGGCGATAGTTATGTGGGGGTGGGTTAAATATTTTGATAACAGTTTAAAACAAAAGAAATGAAAAAAGTATTAGTGTTTTTATTTATGCTATTAGTAGCAGGATGTGGTTTAGCGATAGCGCAAGATAGTACAACTGCTAAAGTAGTAGGGGATTTATTGCCAGCAGTTGAAACGAAAATAACATGGCTTCCTTATGTATTGGGGGCTTTGTTTGCTACAAGTGAAGCATTAAGTTTGATACCATCGGTCAAAGCTAATGGAGTGTTTCAGTTGGTATTTGGTTGGCTTAAATTGCTTACTGGACAAAAATAAATTTGGCGTTATGGGGTTGGGCATCACCTTTAAGGAGTTGTTCAATCCTGACTAAGTGTATTAAGGCTATGAAAACGGTGACGCTACATCTTAATACCCGTTTGAGCCTAAGTGTAATACACGGGGATTGCCTCTCAAATTGATGACGAATAGCATTCCGATTATTTAGAAGCACACTTTCCCCGTCTTTTTAAAGTTCTTAAAGGCAGGATGATTCTCTGGACAGCCTTTAATTCATTGCGGCTACATTGCCCCAAGTTCGCCCTTAAATCATACGGGGCTAGTGTCCGAGACACATTTAACGCCCCCTATCCACCATAAGAACGATAAGGGGGTACTTTTAAAATTATTGAAATGAAAATAAGTGTAACTAAGTGGGGATTGATACTGGCATTGGCGGTGGCGATTAGCTTCTGCCATGGGTGTAAATCCATTGGTAAAGCAACGCAACAAGTGCTTACCGATTCAACAGCCTTTACTAAGGTGGGGAATATTTATCTTGGGCTGCACCCCTGCAACCCAATAGTAATATCGAGTAAGGCGGATACTACCTATCAGCACGATACTACAACTGTTTCCTATTTGGATACAGTTGGGCTTTACGTTCACGATACAATCATTAAGAAGATACGAACAATCGCCACTATACACGATACCACTACAATAGTTGACGGTCAACAAATCGCAATACTCAATTCGCAAATTGCAAACGAACGGTTAAGCAATGCAGTATTAAATAAAGGCATTACGGACGGGCAAGTAGAAATAAATAAGGTTCAAGCGCAATCGGATAAAAGGCTAACGATAGCGATATTTACTAATGCCTTATGGCTGCTATTATGTGCCTTCTTATTGTACGAATTATTTAAACCTAAGTTGCCGACAAATATTAAATTATAAATGCAACCCACTAACCTATCCGACTTTGTTACAGCCTTTTATATATTATTTGGCTTGACATTCTTAGGGGCGGTTTGGAGTTATAATGGTAAAGATAAAATTGGGAGAAAATGACTTACAAAATAATCGTTCAAGTAGGCTCAAAGAAACAAATGTTTACTATTGAAAGTGAAGAAGAACTATCTAGCAAAGATGTTTACGTTGATAAGGTTTTGAAAAAGAAAGATAAGGTTAACCCCAAAAGCAATGATGCTTCTTATAATTTTATTAAAAATATGTTTGGAATATGACAACAGTTAAAAACAGTTACCCAGAAAAAAAAGAAGTTGCCTTTGTTGCAGTACCAATACCACAACAAAAGATAGTTGACACTTTGAAACTATCAACCGCCCCGACAGAAGTAAAGATTGCAGCATTGGTAATCATAAGGAATGAAACAGGAAACTACCATAGTGTAATCAACGGTGTAAATCCATCAGGAACGCAAGCGGATAGTGGCAGGTGGGCTTCTATATGGGATAACAAAATAGTTGCTACTTGTGTTCAAAATGAGAATATGACAGGTAATGCACGGCGTTTTGTAGTGTTCGATAAATTGGATACGGGGATTGCATTTTTAATTGATAGGATTGAACACAAAGGGTTATTTATAGGCGAAAAAACCCCCGACACTTATCACTCATTCTTGGTTAACACAGTCGAAGATTTGGCACGGGCTTATTGGGATAGTTGGGTAATAGGGGATAAGGACGCAACCCCCACGCCTAAATTTGTTTCCGACTTCGTTTCAATGTACAATCAATCAAAGTTACTATTCATATAATATGCCAACCCTCTCAATCATCAACCATTTTTCTACAATATACAACCCTCACGGACTAGAACCGATAAGGATTGTTAATACGTTACCTAAAAGGAAATTATGCCTAACGCCGAAGAAAAAAGTAAAGGTCAACAGATAAAGGAATATTATCTATCCAATCCATCGGAAAGTTATGATAACATAGCTGCTAAATTCGCAACGACTAAAAACTTTATTGTCAATAAGGTATACGAACTAAGGAAAGAGGGGAAATTGCCAAAATTAGAAAAAGGATATAGGCAAAAGCCATCACTACAAAACAAACATACGGCATTATCAGAGGAGTGCGAAGATGTGGGGATTCCAAAAGAAAGGGTTACGCATTATTGGTGGAAAACAAAAGATGCCTCCATATTCGTAAAGTGCGAACAAACACAAGAAAGCGACATTTTAAACGCAATACAAGAGATAATATCCGAAAGACTTACCACTAGAATAGTTGCCCCTATAACCCCAACAGAAACTTGCCAAAAAGCCCTCAAAGTAACCATATCAGATGCCCACGTTGGACTAGACCCAAACCCCAACGGATACGGAATTTACAACTACAAATACAATGCTCAAATATTTCTGCAAAACATAGATAGCGTTTACAATTCTGTTATAGCAAAATACAATCAGTACGGTAAATTCGACACTTTATTTATTGATGACTTAGGGGATGGGTTAGACGGATGGAATGGAAAAACAACACGGGGCGTTCACGATTTGCCGCAAAATATGAGTAACGTTGATGCGTTTAAAACATTTGTTAAAGGTAAACTGAATTTAATCGAAAGGCTTATAGCAGCCAACGTGTCGGATAGTATCGAATGTAATAATGTTTCAAATGATAACCATAGCGGGGATTTTGCCCGTATAGCCAATGAAACTATCAAGATGATGTTGGATAGGATTTACGGTGAAAGTCAAATAGGGTTTAAAGTATTGAATAATTTTGTAGAGCATTTTTATTATGGCGACCATTGTTTTATTTATACTCACGGTAAAGACGAAAAACAAAGGGTAAAGAATTTATCTTTAGACCTTACCCCCGTTATTATAGAGTTCTTTAGAAGTTACATTGACTATCACAATATTGGTTCTAAGTTTATTCACGTTGAAAAGGGCGATTTGCACCAGTTAGGATATAAACGTTGCAATAAGTTTGACTATCGCAATTATATGTCATTTGCGCCACCTTCTTTCCATAGTAGCCACAACTACAACGGTTCATATAGTGGCTACTCAATACAAGTGATAGACAAACATTCAGCAACAGTAAGCCACGAAGATTATTTTTTTGATTTGACTAAATTGTAGTATCTTTAAGCAACATATAAAATATGTTTATGCCAGAAAAAATAGGAGTAATTTATAAATATACTAATCCAGTGGGAAGTTCATATATAGGTAAAAGCGTAAATATGTATCAAAGGAGGTGTCATTATAAGAAGGCTGCTTGTAAGTCACAAGTACACTTTTACCATTCATTATTAAAATATGGTTTTGAAAATCACAAAGAAGAAATATTAGAAGAATGCAATGAAAATATATTAGCCGAAAGAGAAAAATATTGGATAATCTTTTATAATACTTTTCATAATGGAATGAATTTAACTACGGGAGGCGAAGGTTATAGTCTATCGAAAGAAGCAAAAAATAAAATATCAAATTCAAAAAGGGGAGAACTTAACCCTATGTATGGAATTAAGGGGGAGTTTAATCATAGAACAGGTCAAAAAGCCACAAATGAAACACTGCAAAAATTAAGAGCATCTCACATTGGTAAAATGAAAGGGAAAGATAACCCATTTTTTAGTGGGTATGTTTTTGCTTATAAAGACGGTATATTAATAGGTAGGTATGAAGGAATATATGATGCTGCTAATAAATTAAAATTACATCATCCAAATATATCTAAAGTTATCTTAGGAAAAAGACCACATACTGGTGGTTTTTATTTTGAAAGAAAGAATAATTAAATACGGTTCACACATCTTTTCTAACATTTAAACACAACAATTATGACCGACAATAAAGAACAAGGATTACGCTACAACGCAGGAAAGACAAGGTATGATTTAGTACCTACATTTGCCCAAGAGCAATATGCTAAAGTTCTTACAAAGGGAGCTGAAAAGTATGCCGAAAGGAATTGGGAGAAAGGCATGGCATGGAGTAAGGTAATGGCATCATTAGAGAGACATTTAGCAGCAATTAAAAGGGGCGAAGATTATGATAGTGAAACAGGATTATTGCATTCTGCACATATAATGTGTAACGCCGCTTTTATTACAGAATATTATAAGATTTACCCTCAAGGGGATGATAGACCTGTTGGATATTTTAAAAGTAAGCGGGTAGGGTTAGATATAGACGATGTTATTTGCGATTTTGTTGGGGGATTCGCAGAAAGATTTGATTTACCCAATCCAAATAATTGGGCATGGAGTTACAAAACAAAAGAACACTTTAAATTCTTGAAAGATAATCCAAAAGAACTAGAGAAGTTTTATTTGGGATTAAAGCCAAAAATATCCCCTTTACATATACCCTTTGAGCCTGTTTGTTATATAACAAGCAGAAACGTGCCACAATGGATTACAGAAAGATGGATAGAAGAAAATGGATTCCCGTGTGTACCTATCCATACAATAGGTCACGATGGTAGCAAGGTTGAAATAGCAGTAAAAGAAAGGTTAGATATTTTTATTGACGATAGATACGATAACTTTTTAGAATTAAACAAAGCTGGTATATTTACATATTTGTATGATACATCTCATAACAAAAGGTACGATGTTGGTGCAAAACGAATTTATTCACTAAAAGATTTATTATGACAGACAAAGCAAAGGAAATACTAGACAGCGTAAACTACGATTCATTTAACGATGGCGGTTACGAAGAAATGTTTTTAGCAGTAATGAAAAAAGCTATGGAAATAGGCTACGATAGTAAGGGGATTAGTAAAGAAGATTTACTGAAACAGTGGTTTGATAACTGATAATATAAATCCCCTTATTATCAGTAAACGGGTTAAGTGAGGATAAAAAAGCCGCACCCAGTGGTACGGCTTAGATAAAATGTTACCAAAAGTAACAAAGGATATACACAGAGGTAGTCCGATGTGTTGCAAAAATAAACTATATTTGTGAATTATGAAACACTTACTATTTTTTTTCAGTTGGTTAGTGATTGTAACTAACTGTGAAGCATATAAACAAATTTAATCACTTTAAAACATAAATAAACAAAATGGATACAACAACACAAGCTACAAATGTAGCACAATCAAATTTTAGACAAATTTCAGAAGACCCTACATTTAACCTTAATAACTTTAAGTTAGATGATTTAGCTATCTATACCCCTGCAAAGTCTTTCGACCAAAATGATAGCCAAGATTTTAAGTTATTTCAAGTGGGGCAAGATGATGTACACGGCATATTAAAACACCTAATTTCAAGGGCTTCTATTTCATTAAGTATTTCTATGTTTGGATATGCAGATGAAGAACTTAATGACATTATTTGGCAAAAAATAAAAGACCCAAATATATTTGTACAGATAAGTTTAGATTCTTCGCAAGCGGCTGGAGTAGGGGAACGAAAGATATTAGATAAAGACAAGACGGATGATTTAACAGCATTCAACACCCACTTTACTATCGGTCAATCCGCCACACATCAAATAAGACACACTAAAGGTGGTGTAATAGATGGTAAGGTAGGATTTGAAGGAAGTACTAATTGGAGTACAGGTGGAGAAGGTACATTTGTTCCTAGTGGCAATGGTAGCGCAGGTGGAGTTGGCTACAAAGCCCAAGATAATACATTAACAGTGTTTACAAACCCCGTTATACTTCACGCCTTTCTTACTACATTGCAGAAACAACATAATGAAGGGGTGAAGCAAAGTTAAAATATGCTTTACATTAGCACCAAGCCAAGTGATGCAGCTATTTCTATTGACAAATTAAAGGCTATCATATTGCAGTATTACCCTAAGTTAAAGGTGGGGTTTTAATATGGTCTTTAAGCCTATACTTTTCTTGGTAAATATCTAATGACTTTTGTATTTTTTCTACTTTGAAAATATGCTTATTTATTAAAGAGTGAAGCATATTTAACTTTATAAATTCATAATCATTATTATCATCGTCACTAATAGACGCTTGAATAGAATTATCACTGTAATCTATTGTCATCAATATAAAGCTACCTTGTATTGTCAATAAGGTATTAATTACCTCTTTCTGTTTATATCCTAATTTCATTTCCTTAACTTTTTAAAACAATTCAATCAATCCTTTCTTTTTGTTTTGGCTTTCTTTGCGCTTTTCAATGTGTCACACACTTAAACGCAATATGATAAGTTCGACTTCTTATAGCCACCAATAACTTACCACTTCTTAACCCATGCCAGCATCAACTTTCAAATGCAATAGGTTGTTGTTTATTTATGTCTTTAAATTACATCTTCTTAAATTTTATACGGGTTATTATCCCCTAACTTTCTAGGGTCAATTGATTTAATTTCTTCTGGAAAAATGTTTATCTTCCATTCTATCATTTTTTGAAAGAGTAGGAATTGGTTTCCAGCAGAATTATAATCACCTTCTTTCATTTCTTCATCTGAATCAAAATCAAAAGACTTTTCGTTATACCTAAACGCATAAGATATACCATCATGTCCTATCCATAATAACCAATCTTCTTTTATTACATAATCTTCTCCCTTGTAGCTTCCTTCAATCTTTGCCAATTCCACTAATGGTATTTTCATTTCACCATCAATAGGTATAGGTTCTGTTATGCAGGATAGAGGGTATAGGTAGGGGATGAAAAAACCCCTATCTGACAAATTTAAGTAAGTCCCTATTGATATAATAGTATCGAAATTACCTTCGTATTTTAAATCAATTATACGGTTGTCTCTATTATCTTGCACCTTCACCCCACTATTAAGATAGTGTACTAATTTACTGTTTGTCATAATGTTTTATTTTTAAAAGTCAACAAAGCCATTTATCCCTTATCCATCCTAAATTCGGGTAATCGACCCAATGCCTACCCTTAACTACTCGTTTTAAGCGTAAAACAACCATTTCAGCTTTATGTCTATGTTTGTAAAGATAGCTGCATTTTACTTGTGTAAAAAAATCGCACATTTCAGTATATTTTATCCTATCCCAATGAGATTGTTTTAATTTAGGATTAGTTCCATATCCATTTTCAAGATAACGAAGTTTGCTTACTTTTCCTCTATCCCCCACCATTAAGTTTAGTTTGTTGCTCATATATTTTCAGTTTTAATAATGTTCCCTAATTTAATTCTAAACACATCCCCTTGCCAATTATCCGACCATTCAGGACGTGCAACACCTATATCAATACCCTTGAACTCTACAATCATTTTACGGGCGTTTTTAGCATATCCGTGAGTGAAAGTGATAGTGTCGAAATAATTAAAACCCATCATAGACCGTCTTGCAGGAGAGCAACAATGCAAAATACCTTCTTCTATATACAACCCATCGTCATAGCCTACACCGACAGAATATCTAAAAACCTTTTTGTATTGAAATACTAATCTTTTGAACCAATAGTCTTTTATCTCTCTATACTCCTCTAATTTTTCGCCAGATAATATCATATCAAACCATTTGCCTTTTAGTGTAAGCCTTAGCGTGTTACTATCTTCTAAGGGGAGTGTTTTAGTGTTGTTTTCCATTATCTAATATTTTTTAATTGAAGGGTACTCTATTATATTTACAAATTTATTAGATACCATATAATAATTGTCTAGTAAATAATCAATAGCTTCTTCTTTTGTTTTAAATACTATTCCATTGTTTATAATCTTCATCAGATGGCGACTTAAAGGAAACCCCATCATTTTCTGTTTGTCTGCCAATAAATAAATTAAAATTAATATCTTTTAATTCAGAGTATCTCATCTTAAAAATATCTGATTTAGAATACTTATTGGGTGCGCATTTGTTTAGATGGTTATACCAATGTAACGGTGCAATACTTGTTATTCTTTGACAAAATGGACATCTTCTAAATGTAAATCTCATTCCATTAAATTTATCATCATGGCATCTTTCTAATAATCCTTGACCAATAACAATGAATGTCATACCATTTTCCTTTACATATTCCCATTCGATATTCTCCATATCAATATTCTGCTTTTAAAGTTTCCCAATAATATTTTTCTCCATCGTTTTCTACTGTGATTATATGCGGGTAGATAGACTGCTTTAAAGATTGTAAAGTTCCTTCAAATGTTTTACCGCCCATCGCTGCAAAGTAAATAGACTCCACTTGTTCCCTTGTCAAATGAAACTCACCACCCACTGATTTGCGACCTGCTAGGAAAGCTAATTTAAGTTCATTTCTGATGCCAAAAATGCCTTTCTTATTGTTCAAATATTCCTCTGCCAATTCTTCATCAGTCTTTGGTTGGCGGATAAGGGTGGAAGGGAGTGTGTAAATGTCATTAGGTTTACCTTCGTATTCTTTGTTTGATGCAACTATTTTTTCTTCTCCCTCTTTTTCAAAGTCGAATAAATAAATATCGCCCTCTTCTGCAAATAATCCTTTGTTTGCTACACTAAATACTTTCTTTGTCATTTTCTTGTTTTTTAGATAAATTAATATTTTTAATTTCTAATTGTAACAAATCTTTATCACAAGGCTTTGTAAACAATCTACCACAATTTACACACCAAGTAACTCCGAATCTATTATTACGAGGTTTATGTTTATCTTCATTACAGTTCATTTTTTTCTTGTTTTAAATTGTTATCATAAAGTTGAAATGTTGCAGTTGTATCATTAGCCGCATCACCATAAATTCTAGTCAAAGCACCTTTGTTTTTATTAGTCATTTTTACTTGTTTAAAAGTTTTCATTCGCCTAATTTTCCCTTTTTTAGCTTCATAGCATTTACCTTGATAGTTAAATTCAAACCCACTATCACGCATACAAATACGCATAAACTCACCATATATTGTTTCTAATCCTACGCCACTGTAAACTTCTTTAAGAATTGTTTCCCCTTTTTCGTTAGTTGTAATTTCCATTGTTTTCTTGTTTTAATTGATTAATAAATAATTTGGGACATTTACTCTATTTAATCCAAAGTCCAATAGAAAACTATCCTTATCCCATTCAGATGTATTATCTCCTCTTTCAGGATTACAATATTTAGTAACAATTTTTGTCTCATTCACATCAACTATTTGATATAATTCTAAATCATTTCTGCAAGTGGTGTAATAATCTCCTTTTTTTGGAATCCAATCGTTTTTATCCTTTAGATAGTATCTATTAGCCAATGCTGCTAATTTTTGTTCTAAGGTTAATTTAATTTGCATTTTTTTCTTGTTTTAAATTGTTTAAAAACTCCACACACTCCACTAAAGCAATAAAGCATTGTTCGGGAGTGTCATACACAATACTATTTGTTAAGTCTATTTTCTGGGAAGTAGGTATTCGTTGGTAAGATTTATCTTTTTGCACATTTTCCCATACTTCGTGAAGCCTATCCCAAGAAGTGTGATAGTTAAATTGTAATTTATAACCAGCTTTTATTGCATATTCAAATTCATTAGGTTTAAAATATCCTTTAAGTGGATTACTACCTGTCTCAAGAATACCATATATAGTCTTTTCCATATACTTAGCCAATACCTCACTCTTAGCTGCTATTTCGGTGGGGGTTAGTTTATTTTCTTGCATATTGCATACGTTTTATTTGTGTCTATTAAATCTATAATACCAATTTGTACTGCCCTTACTGCGGAAGAATTGCAACTACCACTATTATTAAACTGCCACATATCGTGTAGTTTGCCATCAAAATGACTAATAGAATGTTCACAAATCCCCTTCGCTATATCCTCTGTAATGGTATCGGTGGTGCAGATGAAGGTGTACTTGGTAGAGGGTAGTTCTACATATTTCATAGTACTTACACTATACCCTTTAGGTACAGGCGGCAAGTAGCATAAATGACCATCATCTACTATTAGATGTTCGCTATCTTTTACTATTGGTACAAATAAGTAAATACCCTTACTCGTTGTTATCTGTTTCATTGATTATTTTCTTAATAGTTATTTGCAAATCGCCATCTGTTCTAGCATTCCAAAAGTCGTGTGAATTTGTTAGTAAATGTCCTAATGCTTCTTTACTATTTCTGGCGGATGTTAAAAAATTCATATTATGCAATCCATCTAAAGAAACAATGTGATACATAAATATTTCATCTACTTCGTTATTCTGATTCATTGATTAATTTTTTAGCGTTAGATAATGCTGTTTGCAAAATAGCTTTTCCATTTGAATTGCTATTTTCTAGGTATATATTAATAGCTTTCAACAACTCCCTATGACTAGCTTACAATGCTTCATGTTTAGCTTCTAGTAGGGCGTAGTAGGTATTTAGGACGTGGTTTGCACCAAAATCAAAGTCATTTTCGGCGTGTTCTTGATAGTCAGTATCAAACTGTGAGGCATATTTCACCGATTCTTTTTGTAATTCCTGTTTTATTTCTTCAATTTTCATCTTTCAAACTTTTCTTAGTATTAAAAATTTCCCGTCTTAAATATGACTTATGCTTTTCATCACGGGGGTTTTGCATCATTCTTTCGTAGCGTTCTAGTTGTTGCTGCTTAAGTTCCCTATCCGTTGGCATCCTGTCACGGGCTGCTATAAAGGCGTAGATTGATTGTGGGGTCATAAATTAGATTGTTTTAGTGGGTGATTAAATATTACCTTCGGCTTTGGAGATTGCCTCTTTTGCTGCAAAACATTCTTGCGTTGCTTGATAGATTCCGCTTTCGTCAATGCGCTTTATTAATCCTTTCAACGCTTCTAGCATACTTGGTGCAGCAGCAAATAAATCAGCATCAGCTTCATTATGTACTACTTCTGCAACACATTCGCCGTCTTTACTCCAATGTATTTCATACCATTCTTTGCCATAAGAATTTACCTTGCGTTTCTTCCATTCCCCTTGTGTGTGATTACTTTTCATTTTTCATTTATTTTTTAGTGATGCAGCAAAGATAAGGGGATTGTTTGGATATTTTATAAAAACTTCAAAAAAAAATATTTTGTTGATTATTCAAATACTTTCTATATATTTGCATCAGATTAAAAAAGAAAGAAAATGAATACTCCGGAACAAAATGTTATTCTTACATTAAAAGGTAAGAAAGTATTGTTTTTAGAAAACGATAATACATTAGATAATGGTCTTGATGTTTTTGAAAAAATATTAAAAGATAACTTAATAGATTATAAGGTATTATTTGAAGTTTCCGAAATACCCATAGTAGATATTTGTAATGAAATAAATAATTGTGATTGTATAGTTTTTATGACACAATGGGTATATGATATTTCTAAAAAATTATTAAAATATGTTGAATTATTAAAAACCCAAAAAATTATAGTTGAAGTATATATTTCAGAACCAACATGGTACTATTCTAGTCAACATGGCACTATTCACGATGTATATATATATTCTTGTAATACCTATTGGGGTGAAGCTAAAAAAGAAACAGAAAAATTTTATAAAATAACAGACAAGCCTTATTGGGATTATGATAATAAATTTGATAAATAACACTTTAAACAAAAACTAATAAATATGATAGCAGGACAAGAAAATGACAGCGTGGCATTGCAATTAAAAGAACTATTGCCACAAGTAACACAACAGCACCGTGAGCAATTATGCAAGCGAAATAAGTTTGGTAAACACGAAATATGTAGCCCTTCTACACTTTATACTTATATGGATAAGGGGGAAGTTAAAAACACTGTATTAGGTAGGCATATATATAATGCTTTAAAAAAAATAGTTCTTAACGATTAAACCCCCTATCAAATGATAACGATTAGTTTATTTTGGGCAATTTTAGTGATATTAATAATATTTGGCGTTGTTGATTTAGTATTGATACAATTTAAGGCAGATACCGAGTTGCTTGATTTTATTTTATTTATTGGCAGTATCGGTTGGATGAGTTGGGTATTATTAAAGCTTATCATATTCTTATCTCACCATATTACAATCACATTTTAAAAATTACAGAAAATGAAACGAAAAGTAGATTTTACAGTTAAAGGCACTAAGTTGCCTGCTATACCTACGGGGACGGGTTATAAAACAGTATATAAAGGTATAGATAGCGATTGCATTTACGTTGATGATATTACATACGGATTTGATTTTAGGCGTGAGGCTATCATTAATTTGTGTTCTTTTGGGGGATTTGGTAGGAAATATATTGTAGCTAATTTTAAAGATACTCAAGATGAAAACCACTTTGTTTTCCCCCTATCCACCATAGAGCGACTAGCAGAAGAACAAGGTATGTTGTGGGTGGAAGAAACTGAAAGGAATTGGACGGGGATTAGATTTAGGTGGGAAGATGAATCGGTTATTTATACCCTAGTGAAAAAAAGGGGGGTTTATCATTATGGGGATGGGTACAATAATACACAAAAAGAAGTAGATAGTTACTTCCTAAAAGGCACTTGGATAGAAGTAAAAGAAGAACCATTTACTCCCATGCTAACCCCCGAAAACGACAATAGCAACGGCGGTAGATTTATCCCACATCCCACACCCTCTATCAAACAATACATAGACAAGCTACACTCACTAGAGTATAATATCCGCAATGGGTTTTCTTTGTTTGCTGGGGTTGATGACAATTATAGGCTGCAACTTATCAAAGACGCTCAAAAGCACCTAGCTAAAACAGTAGCAGAACTAAACTTTATTCTTAACCCTCCTAAAATGCGTTCTTGCGTGGAACTTGCAGAAGATATGGCAAAATAGTGAAAGTTATGGAATGGATAAAATGTAGTGATAGGTTGCCTGACTATGATATTGCAGTTTTAGTTGTTGGCGAAAGTATTGGAATGAATCCACAAATGGGGGGAGCTTATGTGCAAATAGCTAAAAGACAAAATTTAGACGGGAAATTTACCTTAAGACAAATAGAACGTATGCAAGATGAAAACGAATTTTCGGGAATGAGATATGTAACCCACTGGATGCCACTACCTAATCCCCCACATGATTAATTCACAACTAAACAATAAATAAAATGAGAGAGATATTATTTAGAGGTAAAAGTTTGCTTAATAAAGACAAAGAATGGATTTATGGTAGTTTAATTCATAATTACCCACAAGGTTGCTACATATCTGTTTTTGATATGTTTACTGATATACAAAAAGAATATCCTGTTTTTAGCCCTACGATTGGACAATTCACAGGCTTGCTTGATAAAAATGGTAATAAAATATTTGAGGGGGATATTGTTAAAACAGAATCCGATAAGCCAATGGTGGTTAGTTGGAATATAAAGTTTGCATCATTCTGTTTAGATAGGAACGGAAGGTCTTTTTCTCATTGGTTTGGCGAATCTACCGACCCAGCTAAATGTGAAGTAATAGGTAATATTCACGACTAAACCCCCTAATATGATACTAATGATTATCTTGCTAATAATATTTTACGACATTAAATGCTATTTAACGGCTGAAAGGGTGGAATAGTTCTTAAACTTATTATGTAAGGTGTGAAGTGACTTAACTCTATATGTTGCGGTATCCACTTTACACATATATTTTTCATCAGCAATCCCTCACGGCGGTAATGTCTATGGATGGAGTAAATTAAAAAATTATTTTATGATAATCAATAGAATATGGGCTATGCCTAATTCGTTAACCTTTGGCATACTGCCTATTAAGTCTTTGTTACTTAGGTATATTAAACAGGGGGATATTGTAGTTGACCCATTTGCAAATAATAGCAAATATGGAACAATAACTAATGATTTAAACCCAGACATGAATACTGATTATCATTTGGATGGCTTATCTTTTTTAAAACTAATGGAAACAAATAGTGCTGACACGGTTCTTTATGACCCACCTTATTCTATTACTCAAGCTGCGCAATGTTATAATGATTATGGAAAAGACAAATTATCCCATAGCGTTACCAATATGACTTATTGGAGGAGGTGCAAAAGCGAAGTCGCTCGTATATTAAAGCCAAATGGTATCTGTATTATTTGTGGCTGGAATAGTAATGGTATCGGATTAAAAAGAGGATTTGAAATGGTAGAAATATTATTAGTACCTCATGGTGGCAGCAAAAACGACACGATAGTAACAGTAGAAAGAAAGATACAAACTAAATTATTTTAAATGAGCAAACACACATTCCCAAAGGGGCATAAGTTCGGGGGAAATAAGCCGAAGTTGCCGTATAAGACCAAAGCAGTAGGCGTAAGAGTGCCGGAGAATATTCATAGCGAGATTGTGGCTATGGTAAAGGATAAGGTAGCACTATGGAAGCAGGGTTATAATGCAGTAGAAAACGTTTTAACAAAACTTTAACATTTATTTCTATTATTTGTATTCATTTAATACATATCTTTGCTGTATCAAATTAAAAAATAGAAAAAATGAAAAAAGTAAAATTCACAACAGTAGCCCTAAAAAGCAATCAGTACTTACTACTAACCAATGACAGAACTTTGGTAGAAATTTATTGCTATGGTTACACCGATGGCAAAAGAGATAAATCTCTACACGGGTATTATTTTAGAAGTGATTTAATGGCTATTAATGGCAGATTGATTAAACAATTAAAAAATTCTTAATTTATTCACACAGGGCGGCTAACAACCGCCCATAAATTTAGAAAAAATGAAAAATACAATTGAAATTAAACCTAAGACATTAATTAGGTGCAAAGGGTTTGATGTTAGCATTGGCACTTACTCTACAAGTGACGTTGCAATTATTAGTCACAGTAGCGGCGAATTTGCTAAGTTCAAAGATATTCGCAAAGGCGGTAGGCTTGCTAAAATTAAGCGTAAATTTAAGCTATGGATTAACAGTGGCGATAGTTTTTGTTTTCAATTTATGCCAACCACTACTACACTTGAATTAATCCAAATGCTTAAATAATGAAGCAGAAACTTACTTTAATCATCACAGAAGCCCGCACACAGCTTAAACCGCCACCAGCAATACAGACGATACTGATAGTGGCACTATGTATAGCGATATTGCTATTAGGGAATAGTTTTTAATCACATAAAAAATAGAAAAATGAGTAAAGAAATTACAAAGCACACAAATGAAGTGGCAACAGTTACGGATGCTGAATTAATAAGCCATCTTAACAATTTAGGGTTAATGAAAGATTTAACCGAAGGTGAACAAAAGACTTTCATTTCGATTGCAAAGGCTTTTAACCTTAACCCTTTCAAGCGTGAAATTTATGTTAGTAAGTACGGTGGGCAGCCTGCTAGTATCATCACCGGATACGAGGTTTACATTAAACGTGCTGAAAGAAGTGGTTTGTTGGACGGTTGGGAAGTTAAAACCGAAGGTGAGATTAAGCCAATTTTGCGTGAAAGCACATTAAAGGCTATTATAACCATTTACAGAAAAGACCGCTCAAAGCCATTTGTTTGGGAGGTTAAGTTTACGGAATACATGCAACTAAAAGATGGGAACTTAAATAAGTTTTGGCAAAAGTCCGAAACAATGATTAAAAAGGTTGCAATGGCGCAAGGTTTTAGGTTGTGTTTCAATGATGAATTAGGTGGTTTGCCTTACACATCGGAAGAACTTCCTACCACCGAAGATATACCATATACACCCTTAGAAACAGCAAAGCAACCCCAATTACCCACCAAAAAGAAACTCACAGCAGCGAAGTATCAACAAGCACTTGAAGGGGTAAAAATAGGCGCAAATCTTCCAAATAGCGAAGTTAGCTTTTACACTTTTCTTACAACTGAATGCGAACTTACTGAATCACAACTTGCAGAAGTAGAGGCAGCATCACAACCCGTATAATCATGGAACAATTACGCCAAGAAGAAGTTATCAGTAGTTACATTGATGAAACGGGAACAGGACGAAAATTAAAGCAGCCTACAAGTTCGTGGGCTGCTAAGATTGAACTAAGCAAACTTTATTCACCAGAAGAAATTGAAAAACGTGAATCAGAATACTACAATAGGCAGCGATTTGTACCAGATTTACCACGATAAAGCCCGTGTAATGCGGACTAACTTCGATTGGGCTATAAAGTTGCAATGTGGTTTTAACCATCCCTTATTCAAAGAAACGATAAGGGAAATAATCAACATTGATACTCCTGCAGAATTACTAAAGCCATTGAATAAACTAGCACATACTTTAGTCGCCGAATATGATGCGGAAATTTGAGCGACAATAATAAGTAAAGGGTAAAATTATGAACAACGAAAAGTTAGCAAAGTATTTAAGTGTGTCCTTATGGGGAATTAGTGAGGATAGAATGAAAGAATTATTAGATGATTTTGAGGAGCATGAAAATAAAGAAGCCCCACCTACTAAACACCCTATCGAACTTGTAAACGAGCGTTATCCTAATGGATGGTATTGTGAGGCGTTTGAGGAGGTTTGGCAAGACGTAAGGAAAAAATTAGATAAATATTGTCATTGGAGTAATATTATGCCCAAATATTTAGCTTATGACAAATCAAATATTAATAACGGGTTTAATGGGTGGGCTCTTCCCTTTGAAGATTTACAAGAAGTCACCAAATCCGAGTACCTATCAATTACTAGACCCACAGAACAATGGGAACAACGTGACTATACGGGGGTGAGGTTTGAGCATAAGGATGGAATGCCGTTTGATGGTGGGATTATTGTAAAACTTGAAAACGGAATTTATACTATTAATTATCCTTATAGTAGAACTGGCAGTTGCAAGGTTGAAGATTTTAACGTTAACAGATTTTTTGAAAAAGGCATTTGGATAGAACTCCCCCCCGAAACATCATCCATACACGTTGAAAAGCCGAACCCACTTGAAGATAGGGTTAAGGCATTGGAAGATAGGCTTGAACGGTTAGAGCAAGGTAGCGAAACACCTACACTTAAGCGCAACCTACCAATAGATAATGGCATCTATAAAAAAGTAGGTGAATTTATGCCAGATTAAAAAGTAAAAAGTAAGGTCACTTCACGACCGAAAGTATAATGGAAGCGACAATAACACTCAATTATGTTGAGTATAAAAGATTATTAGATATAGAAAAAGAATTAAAAACACCTTGCTTAAAAGTTCTTACCCAAAATTCATATTCTAATCCTTATTCTCCTGTAACATTTTATATTGAATTATCTGGCGATTGGGAAAGTGAGGTGTTTAAAAAAGTCAAACAATTAATAGATAAAAACAAAGAGGTGATTAAAATTATAGAAAAAGAAAAAAAACAAGTACAAGAAAGAAGTTTTAAATTGCAAGAAACTATTTCAAATTTAAGTCAACTATCTTTTTACAAAAGGCTCGTATTTCTTTTTAAAGGTAAGATTGATTTACCCTAACTTTGTAAGCCCAATTACATTAATAATAACAAGCCTATACGATAATAAGTGTAGGCTTTTTTAACCTCTTTTATTATGTACGACTTATCTCACAGCAATTTATTTAGGAAACCAAATATCCCAACATTAGACAAGGTAAAAGAAGTGTTTAGGTCATTAGGCGGAACGGAACAACAAGCCATTAAATTTTACGAAAACAATGAAGTAACTGGATGGTTTTTTAAAGGCTCTCCAATAGTAAACTTCACTCCATTAGCAAGTAGGTATATATCAGGATGGAACAATAAGACGACAATGGCAAATGAAAGAAAGCTCGTAATATGATAAGTGCAAGAACGATTCAAGCGGTTAAGGATAGGGCAAGTGTTTACGATGTAATAAGCGAATATATCAATCTTAAAAAAGAAGGTGCTGATTATGTTGGTTTGTGTCCGTTCCATAACGAAAAAACCCCTAGTTTTAAAGTTAATCCATCGGGAAATTTTTACAAATGTTTTGGGTGCGGCGTGTCTGGGGATGCAATAGATTTTATTAAAGAACACAAAAAAATCACATTTATAGAATCGGTAAAGTTGTTGGCGGCAAAGTACAATATCAATGTGGACGAGATAATGAATGAAAGTAAAAAGCAATATGAAAAACCTGTACCACGACTTGAAAAATTAAGCCCACAGATAATTGAACGCTATGAGAAAAAAAGGCATATAAGCAATAACACACTTCTTAGGTTTAACGTGACACAGTCTATCGAATGGATGCCAAAGGCGAAGCGTGAAATTACAACTATTAATTATAACTACTATCAGAACGGGGAACTTGTCAATATTAAGTTTAGGGGTGCAAACAAAGACTTTAAATTAGCTAAAGATGCAAAGCTAATATTCTATAATATAGACGCCATTGAAGGTACAGAAGAGTGCCTAATTTGCGAAGGCGAAGAGGAGGCGCACACTTTTTACGAATGTGGCGAATATACGGCGGTGTCCGTTCCAAATGGTGCAAATGTAAAAGGCAATGTAAAGCTGGAGTATTTAGATAACTGCTACGAATACTTTGAGTGCAAGAAACGAATCTACATTTGTACCGATAATGATGATGCAGGGCGTAGATTGTGCGAAGAACTAAGTAGGAGATTAGGTAAGGAACGATGCTACATAGCGCAATATCCTACTGATTTAATAGTTCCTATCTGTAATGAAGAAGGTGAAGTAACTGGTTATAAACCTTGTAAAGACCCAAATGAGGTTTTGGTATATCTTGGCAAACAGGCGGTATTAGACTTAAAGAACAATGCTAAGTTGTATCCTTTGGAAGGTGAAAGCACGATGGATGATATTAAGCCATTGCTTACCGATTATTACCTAAATGGTTATCCTAAAGGTGCTGAATCTGGGATGCTAGATTATACCAATGATGACAAAGAAGGTTATCTTACCTTTATTCCGCAACAATTAACAGTTGTAACTGGGATAAATGGGCATGGCAAGGATGAAGTAGTAAATAATATTTGCGTAGGTTTAGCTGAAAAATATGGATGGAAAACAGCTATATGCCAATTTGAAGAAAACACAGAAATTACCGCAAGTAAGATTTTAGAAAAGCGAACCCGTAAAGCATTTGATTTTAGAAAGAATCCTAAAAATAGGATGGACTTAACTCAATTTGATGAAGGTCTTGTATTTGTTAAAGATTATTTTAAGTTTATAAATGTAGATGCTATCGATACCAAGATTGAATCTGTTTTACAAAAGTGTGTAGAAATGGTTTTTAGATATGGAATAAACGTAGTTGTTCTTTCCCCTTATAACTGTTTTGAACACAATGTTCCTAATGGTATGCCAGAAACAAATTATGTAAGTTTGTTCCTTAGCAAGATTACTTCTTTCGCTAAAAAATATAATCTTCATGTATTTTTAGTTGCCCACCCGACCAAGATGCCAAAAAATGCAAACGGATTATATGAAGTGCCTACATTGCAGAATATTAGCGGTTCAGTGCATTTTGCGAACAAAGCGCATAATGGGTTAAGTATTTACAGACATTTTGACACGGGTATCACGGAAATACATATTCAAAAAGTAAAATTCTATTGGTTGGGAAAAGTAGGTATCAGACAATTTTACTACGATACCCAAACAAGGCAATACCTTAGCCAATACGCTACAACAGAAGCTAATAAACCTATGACAGCAAAAGAATATTATAGCGTACCAGATAAGGATTTAGAACAAGGTAAATTTTTTATACAGGATTTATCGGACGAAATTCCGCCATTTTAATTGACACTTTAAAAATAGTATTATGAAATTTATCACAACGACAGAACAACTACTTAAAGAGATTTGTACCTTGATGGATGCTAATTTATCGGAAATAAAAGGGAATTGCAGAAAAAGGGAATTGGTTAAAATTAGGCAGTATTATTGCTATGTAGGGCGAATTTATTACCGTTTTTCATGTAATGATTTAGGTAAGACAATAGGCAATAGAGACCACTCGACCGTTATACATAGTAAAGATTTAGTTACTTCATTAATTGATATTGAAGACCCGGTTATTATCAATGATTTAGAGGCGTTGAAATCACATTTTGAGTTGGATTCTTTAAATAGTTTCGATTTGGAAGATGTTATTCAGCAGCTTGATAGGTTAAAGGTAGAATATGCAAAACAGAAGAAAGCCAATAAAAAGTTGCGTGAAGAAAATAAAAACCTAAAGAGTAAAATTGAAAGGTTGAAAGCTAAAGTGAGTATCAATTAACAATCCCTTTTCTAACATGACCACCACCCAACTCCAGATATTACTAAAATCAAGCGCAGTAGCGGCTATTAATCAGCCTTTACTAGATAAGCCTTTAAAGAAGGTTAAGCAGCCTAAAAAACTATGTAAATACAAGTCCTATATAGAGCAAGTGTTGACTGAATACTGCAATAAAAACGGCTATAAGCTACTTAGGGAACATCGTTTCCATGAAGCCCGTAAGTTTAGATTCGATTGGGCTATTAAAGAATTAATGCTGGTATTTGAATATAATGGTATCTTTAGTACAAAGAGTAGGCATACAACAGTCGGCGGCTATTCCAAAGATAGAGAGAAGGTAAACCTTGCAACTTCATTAGGCTGGAAGGTTTATGAATACACACCTATTAATTATAGGGATATAGATAATCAGTTGAAATAAATTTTTCTGTTTGATATTGTTGCTATATATTTGCATTATGAAATTAAATAAGTCATATTGCAGTTCGTTTAGTTGGTATAAAATTACCAATCGGACTATCATGTGATAACTTTAGTAAAGATATTGTAGCCCGATTGGATTAATTTCTAATCGGGTTTTTTGTTTTAGTCAAAGTAGCAAAGCTGGTCTATGCAGCCGACTGAAAATCGGTAGATATTGGTTCGACCCCAATCTTTGACGCACACACCTACATAGTATAATGGTAGTATTTTGGTCTCCAAAACCAAAGGTATAGGTTCGAGTCCTATTGTTCGTGCATAAGGTGGTAAGGTTAACTGTTGGTTAGTTACGATTGACTGTAAATCAATTGCTTCGGCTGCGAATGTTCGATTCATTCTGCCTTCACTACGGAAAGTTAATTAGTCAGGTGACTAAGCCTATTTGCTAAATAGTGCGTATGTAATAGTATGGGTTTCAATTACTCAACTTTCCGCAAGTATATTATTATAATGCTTAGGATATGGCATTTTTTTAAGTAATACGTTTTTTTTGCTTTTCTGATTGATAAAATAAATGTATCTAAATTGCCTTAATTTATGTATAATAGCTTCGTTTTTTCTATCAATTAAATGTTTTACAGCTTTATATCTTTTATCCTTCGGTGTAACCGTAAACTGTATCTTATGAAATACCTCCCCATCAAGCTCATAAAAGTCCGATGTGTGTTCCCCATAATATTCAAAATTTGCGGATTGATACACTATACCAAACCCGCCACATCTTAATTCTAAATATTCATCCATAGCGGTATCTTTTACAACGGAACCACAACTTGCGGGATTCATAGCATAGCCATACTGCAATATCCCTATTAATACACCATTCATATAAACACCTAAATGAATATAAGTAGCATTATAAAACTTTGGCAATGATATACTTGTTTACACTAGGTTGTTAAATATCTAGGTCTAATCCCATTGGGTTATCAATAATCGCTTTTTTCTTTTCTGCTTTTTTTACAACTTCTATTGCGTGAGGCAAATTCAATAATTTACCATTTATTATTTCTTCAATAGTTACTATCTCTACTTTTGAATATTCTTGATGTGTCAGAGGGTTTATATATTTACCCATACCTTTTGCTTCTTTTAGCATTGGTGCGGTCGGTTTTTCTAACGTTATAAATATTCCTATTGCGGCATCTTCTTTATTTACAACGTGGCAAAAATCCCTAATCATACTATTTCCAACGTAACCAGATTTGACAGAAAATAAAACCTGTTTATGCTCGTCATTCCCTGTAAGCATATAAGCAATGCCATCTATGCCACCATCAGCCCCTTTCTTTTCATTTATCAATGCTTTGTTGTCAGAATAAGTAAGTATTGCCCACTTTTCAAATTCCTTTCTTACCCTATCATCTTCTTTATGAGCAAGTGCTATGGCTGATTCCATATCCTTTGGAACGCCATTTAGCTCTATATTTTTAATCGCCTCATTGCCAAAATGCTCTTTTACTCTTTTCAGAATAAGGGATATACTCTGATATGTTATATCTATACCTATCCATTTACGTTTTAATTGCTGTGCAACTGCTACAGTAGTCCCGCAACCACAATAAGCATCCAAAATAATATCACCTTCGTTTGAACTTGCCTTTATTATTCTTTCTAACAACGCCTCTGGCTTTTGAGTTGGATAACCTAACCTTTCACTAGATGTTGGAGACATTGGTTTAACATCATCCCAAAATGACATAACGGCAACACCCGGTCTTTCGTCTAAATAATATTTGATATATGGCTGTCCTGTATTGCTAAAGTATAATTTACCCTCTTCGTAAAACTTTTCCATATTCGCTTTTGAATAAGCCCAATATCTACCATTTGGAGGCTTTACTCCGTGAAATTCATAAGACGTATCTCCTCCTCCTTTTGCGGCAGTTGGGGTTACATATCGGTATTTACGACCTTGTGAATCAACCTTATTATATTGCTTTTCTATTTGCTCTTCTTTAAAGGGCATATAAGAGGTGTTAAAAATATACTCATCCCCTTTTGTATAAAAGAAAATTGTATCAAAATTAACCTCAAATCTTTTTGAACCTTGCTTTGCATTTCCGTGAGCGGTTGTTCTTCTCCAAACAATTTCGCTTTGGTACTCTCCGTTATTTACGCAAAATATAGTATCCATAATTATTTTCAAATAATGGTTTGCCGTTGAATCGCAATGAAGATAAAAACTACCAGTAGGCTTCAAAACCCTATATATTTCATTAACCCTTAATGTCATACTTATCAAGTAAGCCATTAAAGAACCCTCTCCTAATACCTTTTTTAACCCAATAATTAAATCAATACATTGTTTAGTAAATTTTACCCCACCAGCATTATTTGTAATTTCTGAATATCCTTTTATTGCTTCGTCATCCCAAGTCCAAGTATCAACAAATGCTTGTGCCTGTGCCTTATCTTCCTTGCCTATGTTATTGTAAATTTGGTTATAGTTCCTTTTAGAATTGAAAGGTGGGTCTATATAGCATAAGTCTATCGTTTCGTCTTTTATGTATTTCCTAAGCACATCAAGATTATCGCCGTAATATAGTTTGTTTTCTTTTTTATTCATACAGTATAGTTACAAATGCAATGTTAATCCATTTTGTATTTAATTATTGTAGTGTGTATTTTAATCCAAATGATTTGGGTCTTATTCGTCATCTATTTGCACTATTGCCCTAGATATATAAACCTTCTGTTTAATTACACGCCGCTCAATTTCTTTGATAAGTAATTTCTTACTTTCTTCATCTTGCAGCATATTCCAAACAATAGGTGTTTCTGCATATTCCACGAAAGAAAGTTCAGCTTCTATTGCTTCCCTTAATGCTTTAAGAAGTTCTTTTGTATCCATACCCATAATATTTAGGATATAAATGTAGGCACTATCAATTACATTGTATGTAAAATGTGATTATTTGTCCTTATTGGGTGGTGGTACGTTTAATAGTCCTTTTAATTGACTATCGAATAACCCTATTTCTTTGATAGGTTCACTATCATTATTACCTTCTACAACATCTTCTATTCTAGGAAACAATAGGTCAATATCAACTCCATCAAATAAACTTGTTTGCTCTAATGTTTTATGCTGTGTCTTTACTCTTTTTTGAGGTGGAAGTGATATTAGTTCCTTATAAAATTTCTTTACAAAATGCTTTTCAAATTCTTTCCAATCATTTGATATATTCATTAATGTAATCACAGAAATAAGTTGTTTCTCTAAATGAGGTTCCCCTATATCTAATGTAAGACTTTGGTGCATTTTTGCTATTTTCTTCCCTGTCGCATTTTTTGGCGTAACATCTTCAAGTTTTTGCAAAACTCCACTTGGTAGTAAGTTGTAAACAAGATTTTTAGTCCAAGTGCCTATTATCCCCGGTCTTTTCTTTATTCCTGAAACTGTATAATCCCAGCCATTAAGCCTAAATATTTCTTTGTAAAATTCATCAGGAAACCTTTTTTGCCAAGGTAGCAATTCGGGTGAAATATAGGCTTGTAATATCTTTTGTAGTTCATCCTTTTCTCTAGTATATTGATACCCTGTTGCTTCATCAATTAAGGCAATTATACCTACTTTAGAAAGGCTTATCAATACTATTTCACTTGCTCTTGCTAATGGTTCTTGACTTTTTACTAAAAACGGTTTTTTTGTAACCTCGTTTATGGTTGACCTTGCATCAAGATATACTTTACATATTAATGGCAGTATAAGGGCATTATATCCGCTTGATAAAGTTTTATCATTTTTACCTATGTAATCTATTTGTTTGAGCACCCCTATCAAATCCTCTCCCACAAAGGATTGTAGGTTATTTGCATCTAAAAAAGCGGGCATATTGGGCACTCTTACTTCGCCAATATTTCTACCTCTTTTACTTCTACCAAAAGCCTTAAAAACAGCACTTTTACTTATAACCCTTGTTCCATCTTCTAAAACGGCGCAAGGCAGTTTTATATTACCAATGGGTAGTTCACCTTGATGTGTTGCTTTTAATACTTTTTCCATAACTATTACTTTATTAGATTTTGATAAGTCAAACGTTTGCCAGATACACCAGAAAGAACCATATCGAACCTTTCTTGTGTTCCAAATGTACGAGTATTGAAACGAAGTGTAAATTCATCAATGTAGCTTTGCAAATGTTCTTTACTTACCCAATGGTATATACCATCAATACCCCTCTTTAAATGAGACCAAAAGTTTTCAATACCGTTAGTGTGAGCCATTTGGTTTACATACTCCTTAGCACCGTGATTGACGGTTAAATGTGTGTAGTCGAAGGATAAATCTTTATAGGCTGAATATTCATCAGTCATTATAATACTATCCGCTTCTACTGTATTGTATATGATAGGTATAATGGTTTCTTTATTCCTATTTTCAACTACTTGCGCAATCACATTACCATCCCTTTCCCTCATTCCTAAAACAGGCTTTTTTGTGTGGATAGTGCCGCCCCTTTCGTTTCTTTCTTTTTTGTTGGAGTGCTTATTCTTTGCTTCGCCCCCAACAAATGTTTCGTCTATTTCAACAGTATTGCTTAGGGTATCTTTGAAGTTTGGGTGTTCAAAAGCATAACGCAAGCGGTGCAATAAGAACCAAGCAGATTTTTGAGTTACTGAAATATCCTTAGCAAGTTGATGTGAAGAAATACCTTTTTTGTGAGAAGAAAAAACATAAATGGCTAAGAACCATTTTTGTAATGGTATCTTGCTATTGTCGAATATGGTGTTAGTCCTTACGTTAAAATATTTACCCGTATTTTTACACTTGTATTTGTTTCCTGCACATTTGTAAACCTTGGATGTTTCGTCAAATGGTGAAGTAACGTTACCGTTCCAACGTAGGTTTTCTAAGTGGGTTATACAAGATTGTTCGTCAGGAAACGCTTTGATTAAATCGAAAATGCTTTTAAATTCAGGTATCATATCTTCTAATTATGGTGTAAAGATATGCTCAAAAATTTAATTAAACAAATTATTTTTATTTTATAGTGTAAAGATGTATATCATTGCCAAAACTTTTTACTATAATTATTTTTTACTATAATTTCATTTGCTTTATTCCTATCAATTTCGCAAACATTGAAATCTTTAGACCCAAATCCTATTATTTCTTTTGCGCCGAATAATGACATTTGATTACTATAAATAAGGCTTTTACCCCCCCCCCC